GGAATCTTCCTGACTTAATTTCTTTCTGTCCGCATTTAGTTGTTCGAGCGTTTCTGTCTGTTTCTGAACTGCCTGTTTTGCCATCTCAATTTTTGTTTCGATTCCTGTAAGTTCCTTTTCAGCAGACATTCTTTCTGCCTGAACTGCTGCATTTTCCTCAGAATTATTAGTCAGTCCGTCAAGCTGTTCCTGTTTTTTCTGGATTTCTGCTACAACTGCCTGATACTCTTCATTTTCAGACATATCTGGCTCTTCCGGAAGCTTCTCTAATTCCTGATTTTTCTGCGCAATCTCAGATGCCAGAGTAGAAATATTTTTCTTTGTCTGCTCAATCTGCGATTCGATGTCTTTGCGCTTTTCCTCAACTTCTTTTCTTCTGGCTACTTCGGAATTGCCTTCTTCTGTAATGTCTTTAAGTTTCTGCTGTTTGTCTGCTTTAAACTGCTCTTTTTTCGCAAACTCTGCATGGATTCTTTCCTGTTTCTTCTGTTCAAATTCAGTTTTAAGACGTTCAACCTGTTCCTCCGGAAGTGCCTGTCCGCAGGTCGGGCAAATAGCTGATTCAGGATCAAATTTTTCATTCTGTATTGCATTTAAAGCTGTTTCATCAAATGTGGACGCATACGTCTGTTTATATTTCTCCTGCAAAACCGTAATTCTCTGCTGAATTCGTTCTGGTTTCTCAGCGGTCGCAAGGAAATTTCCCAGAATTCGGAGATTTTCTTCTTCATGTTTCTGCTTGAATCGCCTGTCATTTAATAAGGAAACGATTTTTCTCTTTTCTTCCTGTAATGCTTCTGCTGCATTTGAAATGATCGCATCTCTGGATTTCTTGAGACCTGTAATCTCGTAGCAGAGCTCGTCATATGCTTTATTGGTTTCATTTAGCAGCTTTTCTTTTTCAAGAAGACCATTCAGTTTATCCAGCACGGCATTCTTCTTTTCTTCAAGAATGGTAAAATCTGGTGTTCCCTGTTTCTTTACGGTATCAATTTCAACCTTTTTGGCATCAATTTTCTTCTGGAAGTCTTTTTTGTCTCTATTGAGTTTTTTCACAACTTCCTCGACAGAATGATTCTTGATGATTTCCGAAACTTCTGGATTGTCCTGTAATACTTTATCCGCATTGAACCCTGCCATCTTTTCAAGCATTACTCTGGCACTTACTGTTGATTTTCGAAGTTCATTAAGGAATACTCTGGCATTACTACACATCATAATGGTTTCTGAGTCTGATATTCCTTTTAAAAATTCCTTATACTTTGTCTGGTTGTAATCAAACCCATCAATCTGATATTTTGTGGTACTGGAAGATTTACCCTTCTTCGTTTCCTTGCGGATCACGGCTTCATCTCCATCAATCAGAAGTGTGAGTTCTCTGGATACGACACCCTCAACTTCTTCTCCGTCTTCTTTTCTTCTGACATTATTCGGAGATGTACCGTCTGCAAGCTTTCCGGTCAGTGTATCAAAATATGCGTCCATCAACGTTGTTTTACCCTGACGGTTCCTACCGGACACCATCGTTCGTGGTGCAAACTGATACTCCGCAGACTCAAACTTCTTGTAGTTTTCAATGTTAAGCTGTTTCAATTCTACTGTTTTCATACTGTTTTATCCTCCACCCAATAAGCCGACACTTCATAGGCTGTTTTCTTCTCGACCTGATTTCCGACTTTTTTGTTGTACTCTCTGCTCTGGATTCTTCCCTGTAAAATAATATGTGTGCCAGTTCCGCAGGTTCCCATGTATCTTGCATTTCTGCCCCAGCAGATGCATGGTATGTAATCAGATATGCCGTATGATCTATTTACCGCCAGAAGTACATCTGCAATCTCTCTTCCATTAGGTGTTGTTCTGTATACTGGTTTCTTGCAAGTAAAACCATCCAGAAGAATCTGATTAACTGGAAGTGCGTCTTTGTCCATGAATTTTGCTTCTCTTGCGAACACAAAAAGAAGTAATCTACTGTGATTTTCTTCGTGCTTATTGAACGATCTGAACTGCCCTTGAATTTCCATCATTTCTCCTGTATAGTTCTGTTTCACATCAATGAGTCTCTCAGAAACTACAACCGGAAGAACATCTTTCGTTCCGCTAAATCGTTCTACGCTAAGTTCGAATCGGTAAAATTTTTCACCATATACTTCATGGCTAAATTCGAATTCTGTTTTAATTTCTCCAACCAGTGTTGTCTGATTGTTTTCCAAAAGCTTATTCAATTCCGTTTACTCACCTTTCTAGCTGCATAAAATAGGAAGGGATACCATTGAAGATACCATTGCACTTATGCAGAGCAGCTCAAGTACATCAATTTTCGTCATCCACCAGAGCAATAATGCAATCGTGGAAAATGTTCCCACCTGTGCCATCACTCCGATAAAATACATTCTTTTCCTCATATCCCTCACTTCTTTCTTTTAGTTGCTGCTGCTGCAAGTAAAGCTACTGATAGTGCTACAACTGCGACTTCCAGACGTTTTGTTTTTGCCACCTGATCTGCGATGATTTCGCTTGCAAGGCTCTGGTTTTTAGTTACGTTTTCGGTGTGTTTTGTGATTTTAGACATAAAAAATGCCCTCCTGGTATAAATTTTCTTTTCAAATACAGGAAGGTATGTTATACTTTACCTGTATTTAACTTACCCAAATTAAGTTAGATACGTGCTCCGGTAGGTGTTGCGTCACCTCCGGGGCGTTTCACTCTTCTTTCTTATCGGAATCCCCCTCGAAATATTTAATTCCTATGATCGCAGCTACATACTTTTTATCAATGAATGTGCTATCGTCAGCATTTAAAACCGCTTCCAGAGCTGTAAGTCTCCCTGCCAGAAAAGCAAATTTCTCTTCGAGGGTTTCTGGTTCGTAAGTGTTTTTATTCATTCTTTGATTCTCCCAGTATTAAGTTCATAAGTTCCTTGACCAATTTATTATTTTCTTTAGCAAGCTCTTCTTCTGTCCAGAATCCAAGTTCTACCGCATGTTTAATTCCTTCTTCGGCTTCATCTTTTGACATTCCTCTTTCCATGAAGAATTCTCGCGTTGTTCTTGCAATCATGGATAAATCAGTCATAATATCCGGGACATTTCCTTTAAAAGTAATTTCTCCTTTTTTATTGCATTTAATCATTCTCTTTTCCTCCTTCAAAAATCTTTCTCCCCAATATTAATTCCGCAAACGTTCTAAGCGTTTCTGTCCTTAATCTGTCAAGTTCTTCTTGTATTTTTTCGTCTGTCCACAACCCCATCTGAGCTGATTCAGAAACAAGTTCATCGGCTTTTTCCTTGGAATATCCTTCTTTCACAAGGAAAACTCTTAGTCCCCTGCATATCGCGGTTAATTCAGAAAGCAACTTATTTGCATCTTCTTCTAATTCAACTTTCCCGCCTTCACATTTGATCATTCTATTTTTCCTCCATTTCTCTTTTCAGTGTTTCGTACAGTTTCTTGTGAATCGGAGAATCATCCGGAATATCTCGAATCATTTTGATAATCTCAGCTTTTTTCTCCTCTAATGTCATATTTATAAACTCATTTGTTTCTTCTTTTTTCATGCTGGCTTCCTTTCTGTGGTATAATCTCCTATGGGAAGGAGGTGTGTATTATGGATAAAGAACAAATAGTTCATGATTTAGCAATTACTTATGCAAAGTCCAAATTAAATGAATACATTTTTGACAGAAGAGAAGCTCCATTGGCCGGAAATACTTCTATGTCAAATGACGAAATTCAATATTTAAAACGTGCATATAATTTTGCTATTCAGAATCTGTCGGATTAAACGCTCGTTTCCCGTATAAAGCGTTTTGAATTCCATCTGTAACGCATTCGGTAATTGTCTTCCCGTCAATATTTACCGTGTGCGTTACTTTTTTTGTTCTCGTAGGGGCAATCTCTTTACGAATGGCTTTAAGCTCTTCTAAAATCTGTTTGAGTAATGCATTAGTTTCTTCCAACATATCATTCCTTTCTATGTTATAATCTCCTATAGGAAGGAGGTGTGACCAATGGATATTAACCAAATTGCTCATGATCTGGCTGTTGCTAAATCTGTTAAAGATGGTTCTGACACCAAAGAAATCATTAAGTTGTACCACGAATACAACGAAGAATTTCTTAATATCCTGTCAAAAGAACCGATCAAACTAGCCAAGGCAAATGCAATAAAACCGCCACACATTTAATCATCGGATGTGCTTTGTGTGATTGTGTCCACATAGAGCACATCATTTAAACAAATTTTCAGCAAATGGTTTTCTCCATTCTTATCAAATTCCAACATAATCATATCTGGATACATAGATGGTCTAACAAGATCGCCATAAGAACCGTCAATTTCAAACACATCTCCGCTCTTTAATTTGATAATTGTCTTTTTTTTCATATTCCCACCTCCCTACATTGTCATCTGGGCATTTTCCTGCTCAATCATTGGAACAATGCCTTTTTCTTTGAGCATGTTGTAAAGAAAAATTCTACCCTTCTGTTTCCATTTGGTGTTCATCTTCACATCACGTCTTCCATCTGACCTGACGATATCTACAGTTTCTGAATGTGTGTAACCATTCTTTGAATACTTGTCATACAGCAACCACTGACCGCTCTGCTTGTACTGGATTCCCAAGTCATGCAAGATATCATTCATCTTTTTGCCAGACATTCCATAATCCTTTGCAATCTGGGTGATTGTTACCAGTCCTGGATTCTTTAAGATTTCATCGTAGTAATCGGCTTTCGGTTTAAGTTCTCCGATTATCTGATTCTTGACGCTAATCTGCTGTCTCTGTTCTTCGATAAGCTGGTCTCTTTCTGCAATTTTCTTTTGTGCTACAAGAATTGCTTTTGCCATCAACTCATCATCAGAGAGTGTTTCCTGTCCGACAATGTAACCACCGTTCGTTCGGATAGATGGAACAACTTCATCAAATACCCATGATTCAAATTTCTCTGCTGACGGAAGTTTACTCCGAGTAGTGAGGCGGTATATATCTCCTTCTGGAATGACTTTTAATTCCTGCTCTCCTCCGTCAGTAAGGCATCGGTGCTTTACCGACCCCTTGCAATGTGCCGTAACTGCATCTGCCGGTCTTTTGTATCCCAGTGCTCTTGCCACATCATTTGCTACGAAATATAGCTTTCCGTTAATTTCTACTGTCCGTATTTGGCCGAAATCTTTTGAGTTAAAAATCTGTAAACAGTCCATTTATTTCCTTTCCATGCCTCCGCCTTTTTTCTGGGGATTGCTCTCAACAGTATCAGCAACTCCATTCATATATCCCAAAATATAATGTTTCTTATCTTCTGGAAGTTTATTGATTCTTGTTGTTACATCTCTAATGAGCTGTCGCTTTTCCTCTGACATTTGTTCACCTCCCATAGTTAATTACGTTGTAAATGTATATTATCACGTTTGCAACGCATTGTCAACGTATTTTTAAATATTTTTACGTTGACAACGTAATTATAAAATGTTATACTTTTATCATAAAATAATGAAAGGAGGTTTATAAAATGGATGAGCGATTGAAAGAGTTGCGTAAGTATTTAGGACTTTCAAGAGAAGATTTCGCTAAAAAACTCGGATTAAAAAGTCGCGGAAAAATCGAAAACATAGAGCTTGGAAGAACAAATCCCGACGAAGATTTTTTGAAGCTGATTTGTAATACTTACAATGTTTCCTATGACTGGCTCGTGAACGGAACTGGAAGCATGTTCCGAGACGACGATAGCGATGCGCAGGCTATCGTAGATTCAGTTATGACCGGCGACAACGACTTTGCAAAGAAAATCCTTGTGAAGTTTGCCAAGCTCAGTGATGAACATTGGAAGCAACTCGAAGAAATCCTTAACGAACTGGAAAATAATTAAAAAAAGAAAGACCGGGGAATAAAAAATCTCTGGTCTTTCTTTATATTCTCCTATATTATTTCTGTCGCCAATGGTATAATATATTCATATTCAAATACTAAGGAGGAATTACAAATGAAGAAGAAACTATTAGTGACAATCTGTTCTTTTACTATTTTAGGGGTTTCCATTCCAGTTTATGCCGGGGGTGTTACTGGTGTTGAAGTAAAGAAAGATGATTCTGAAAAATATGGCACAATCAGTGATTTCGATTATGATATCGAAGGAAGCACTGTGAAATTACATGGATATGATGGAAAATGCAAGGTTTTAGAAATTCTTCCGACATACAATATTGACGGAACAGACTATGCAACAGATTTATCGGATTTTCAGGTTGGAATCGGAAATTCGTATGTTGAATCCATCATTTTCCAAGAAGGAATAACTGAGATATATGACACTATTTTTAATTCCTGTGATGTTCAAAAAGTATTTTTCCCAAAAAGCATGGAGAATGTAACCGACAAAGCATTGTCTTATTTAAGTCCTAAAGAAAATGGCGATCTTATTCAGATTTACTACGCTGGAACACAGGACGATTGGGGAAATATTTTTACGGAATATAAAAGAACAAAAGTTGAAGATTCTGAATTTGGAGAGGAAATGGGCGAATCAATTGCCGATAAGCTGAATGAAATGATGGGTTCTAAGTATGATAGTTCCGAATTTGAATATTATTTCTCTGCTTCTCCAGATGATTTAAAAACAGAATAATTAGAATGCCGCACCTATTTTCATGGGTGCGGCAATTTTTAGTTACTTTTCTTTCAAGTATAAATACTCTAACAATTTATATACTCTTTTAAAAGTATTTTCTGTTTTAACTTTATCCAGCAATTCAATAATTTTTTCTTTGTAATCCATAGTAGCCCTCCCAATCGAAACTTTACTACAGTATATGTCTGGGCAGTAGAAAATATGCATTCGAACATTTATTTTTATCATATTTTCCGTAAGTCCAATGAAACAGGACACATGGATTAATATTCGCCCTTGCAAACTGCCAGAGATAGACCGGAATATTTGTGATTTCAAATATGACCTTTACTTTCACAAATATAAAGTTCGTTTTTACCGGATTTTCTGTGATTTCTACAATATCGTTCGTTCTTAGAATCTCTTTTATGCTCTGGCTTAAAGTTGAATGCTTGCACATATCATCTGCCAAGCGGATGAAGCTTTTACGTAAATAATCTTGATTGCACATCGGCAAGTGAATGATGTAGCTTGCAAAGAAGATTACTCCTACTGCGATCAGCAATCTCTCAATCTTCCTCATAATATATACCTCTTTAGTCTATATTTTATGTACTTAGTTATACCACTTTTTGTGCAAATTAATCGGGCAAAACGATAAAACTGCATTTTGAATGGATAAAAATATGAAAAATATTTCGGTTTTGACTATGATATTGTTGAATCTTGCGGTATAATATATGCAAATTTTACTAAGGAGGAAAAGATATGGCTATAATTAAATGTCCTGAATGTGGAAAAGAAATAAGTGACAAGGCTACCAGTTGTCCAAACTGTGGTTTTCCATTAATCAAAGGGCAGCCCGAAAAAGAAAAACCAAAAGAATATACTGTAGAGATAAACGATTCTATGTATATTCAAGCAACATCAGAAACAATCAAAGTTTTCTATAAGCACAATCAAATTATGGAATCTCCTGTTGATGATTTTGTTTTGAATTATTCAAAAGAAGAGCCAGATGATTTTGGCCGCAACCAACTTAAAATCGCATTTTCTACCCCAAACTACAAGGATTCCTTTAAAATATGTGTAAATGCTAACTCTGAAAAATATGAAATAACTAAAGATTTTTTAGTAAACATAGCAGACAAGTACTTTAAAAAAGATTTTGTTTCCGATTGGTATCTTGTGAATGAATATGCTAAAAACCATGCTGACAAATTCAAATCTGGCGAAACCAATGTAAATATCCAAAAAGTTCAAAACAATGCTAGCAATCAGTCTAGCTCATTCTCGTATCAGCAGTTTCAAGAAGAACAAAAGAAGGATTCTGTGTTTGCATCTACCGGATTTACAGTATTTATGATTTTGATATTCTGGCCTATCGGTTTATTCGTTATGTGGAAATACAATCATTTCAAAAAAGGTACAAGAATTGCATTGTCAATCATTTTCCCCGTATTGGCAGTATTTGTTTTGGGCAGTGGAGGACTTAATTCAGACAGTGCAAGCACTCCTTCTCCGACGGAACAAAATACATACGAGCAAGAAATACAGGATATTGCAAATGAAGTATCAGAAGAAATCAATAATTCTTCTGATATGCCTACTCCTGAGCCAGTTGAAGAATCTGCACCTGATTATGTAACTGTCGGATCTACATTTGAAGTTAACGGGTTGCAAATCACTGTAGATGATGCGGACACTGATTTTCAGGATTACGAAGACGAATACGGGCTTTATACGCCTGCCGATGGAATGAAATATGCAAAGGTATCTTTTACATACAATAATGTTGGAAACACAGACAAGTACGCAAGTATCTATGACTTTAAGTGCTATGCTGATAATCAAACTTGTGAACAAACATATGGTTTGGATAACAGAGGTTTCATAAATACTAATCTTTCCTCTGGAAGAAGTGTTTCTTTTTCTACATATTACAGTATACCAATTGATTCTCAGTCTGTAGAATTGGAGTATACTGCCAACGTCTGGACTGATGAAAAAGTATTAATTAAATTGCAGTAAGCAAAGAGCCGGGGAGTAAAATCCTCGGCTCTTTTTATGGTAAAACCTGCATTCACGATCACGTTCCTCCCCAGAGCAATCTGGCAGGCTGTACCAACGAATTAATATGTCGAATTTTTTCGAAATTTCGCTGAACTATTTACACATTTCCGTTTCAGTGCTACTATATTACCATAATTAATTGATTAGATGAGGATAATCTGATGAAAGTTGAAGCGTAGGCGATAAACGGAAGGTGATTACTATGAAAATTGCTATTTGTGACGATTGTGAACTACAGGTTGAGTATTTTAAGCATCGGATTGAACCGTTTTTGAAGCAAAACGGTGACCGGAATTATACGATAGACGGTTATTTCAGTGGGGAACCCTTGATAGATGATGTTAAGGACGGAAAATGGTTTGATATGATTGTCTTGGATGTAATACTTAAAAACGAAAATGGCGTGGATATTGCCAAAGAACTCCGAGAGTGTGGATATAAGGGCAAAATTGCTTTCTGGACAGCTCACAAGGATTTTGTTTTTGATGCGTTGGATGTTGAATTTACGCATTATATCATCAAGGGAAATGAACACGGAAGAATGTTTTCTATGATTGACAATACCTTGAGTGATATGAAACACAAGATGCTCACAATCAGACACAGAGATTGCATTATAAGGATTCCATTGAACAAAATCGAGTACCTCGAAGCACGGGATAAGCAAGTTTTTGTTCATTGCACGAACGGGATTATGCACAGTATGTATGCAACTTTAAAGTCGGTTGAGCCTTACCTTGATAAACGGTTTTTGCGTTGCCATAAGTCATTTGTTGTAAACATGGATTATGTGCAAAAGCTGGATTCTGATTTTACGATGTTTTCTGGTGATAAAGTACTGATTCGTAAGAACGGATATGCGGATATTAAAAATCAATATTGGGAATATATTATTAAATAAAATAAAAGAGATGATCTGTCAAGGAATAGAAACAGATCATCTCTTTTTTGAGTTCATATCCAAACTCTGGGGAGGAGTTGAATTATGGTATATTTATTATATCACATTTATCACACTTTGCAAATATATTTCGTGGAAACAAATCCGAAATACTTTCCGGCAATGCGGATGTAGTACCAGTCGGTTTTGTCTTTTGTTCCTATCAGCGACAAAAAGGTGGCAATGCCATTAGCCAATTATTAGATGGCAATCAAATCTTTCCAGGTGTTCTTTCCGCATTCCCCGTCAACGCTCAGAACCCCGTTTCTGGATTTCTGATACTGTTTTAATGCATAAATGGTATTTGCATCTGCTTTTCTGGATAAGCTCAGTGCTTTCCCGTTTTTTCCTTTAAATCCTCTTGCGATCAAAATCTCTTGAAGCAACAGGACAGAAGTTCCTTCGCTTCCAAGTTTTACTAATTTTGGCTCAAACATATAACCGGCTCCTTTCGATGTGGTCGTTGATGGTTTTGTGCTAGTTGATGGTTTTGCGGTAGGCTTACTTCCAGTAGTATTGGTAAGTCCACTAAAATCAATTCCTTTTCCAGTAAATCTAAGACGATGCGTCCATCCGTGACTGTACAGGTACCAGGGCTGTGTACGGATCTCATTTCCAGAATTATCTTTCGTATCTTTTGTGCCCTCCGAACTTCTGGCATGAACAATGTCGTTCTTACCAATCGCCATTGCTACATGACTATTGGATCCATTCGGATTATTGTCCGCCAGTTCCAGGTCGCCTTTTATCATCTGTTTGTGTGCGGTCTGATTCCTAGCGACAACCTCAAATCCGGCATTCAGCATCTTGAGCATATTGCCAGTATAAGAGCAATTCTCTTTGAGATAACGCGCCTGTTTGGTAAGCCCATTTTTGAGGAACGCATAGTAATAAGCAGTAAGTGCCAATGAGCTACAGTCAAAAGATTTCGGAATGTTAATTTCGTATAAACTCCTAATTCTCTGACTGTATCCATGACTGTTATCATTGGCAATATTTACCGCAAAGCTTACTGCATCGTTTTTCACATTCTGGATAATCTGTTCTTTTGTCTTTGCCATTGTTCCACTCTCCTTTGCTTCTGTATAATCTTTATAAAATATATTTCTATCAACTTTGGTATTAATTCCTGGAATCGTTGCTTTTGAGCTGTACTGCCAGCCAACACCCCAACTTGGACGTAATCTCTCAACTACTGTCCCGTTATCATTTGCCGGATATCTGGCAATCCAGAAATCATGCTTTTTGAGGTGACTGCAAATCACATTCATGTACCAGTCAAGATTGCAATAGATTGCAAATTTATAACCAGCAGCAACAATAATCTCTCTGAATGCTTCTGCCAGATTATGAATACTTTCAGCTCCAAGTACTCTCTGTCTATGATTCTCTAAGTCGAGGAATACTGGAAACTGAATCTTTCTTCCGTTCAGTACGGAAACAACCTTTCTGGCTTCACTCCGGGCTTCGGATACTGTCGAAGCATAGGAATACTTGTATACTCCTACTGGAATTTTATATTTATTGCATCCGGCAAAGTTGTTCTCGAACTGTCCATCAATAACATTTCCGGCTTCTGTAATTCTCAAGATTGCAAAATCCATTCCGTAATTTGCAACCTTATTCCAATCGATCTTCCCTTGCCACGATGATACGTCAATTCCTTTAATTTCCATATTTATCAGCTCCTTTCATGAAATCATGAAACATTTTTATGAAATTTTCAAAGTCCTTAGTTAACTAAACAGGAGTATTACTATTTAATCATCAGCAATTTGATACCTCCCCATATGGTCTCATTGGAATTTATTGTCAGTGTGGATGAGTCATCACTGTATGTACCTGAAAAAGTCCTGGTTGCCGCAAAATCTGCAATTTTAATAAAACTGACCTGTCGTTTTCCCGCAGCGTTATTAACAAAAACAATATACATAAAGCCATTATTTGCGGAAGTTGATCCGTACATAAGGAAAGACGTATAATTCTCTTTCTCAAGCTTGGCTTGCACAGAAAAAGTCGAAAGATTTCGAATATCAAAGAAGAGCTTACTATTTAATTCATTAAGAGCCCCCACTACAGTCTTGTTTGAAGTCTGCAAGTTATTGATTACTGCATTTGTCAATTTATTGACCATCCAGTTCCAGATTCCGCTGAATGGTGAAAGTTTGTTTGTTTTTGATGCAGCATCATAGAGCATTAAGGTATCTGCATCTTCTGGAGTTGCCTTTACTGTGTATTCATTAAATTTTGCCATGTTAATTCTCCTTTTCTATATTGAGCTTTTTATAGAGCTGATTAATTAGTTTCTCCTGTCGGTCAAGCTGTTTTTTCTGGCTTTTTATCATCGCAAACATTGCCGGTATCATGATACGTTCGTTCCAGTCCTCAACAAGTCCGTTTTGATACCGAGTAGCTTCTGGAAAGAATGCTTCTACATTCTCAGCAATAAACATCGGGATATATCTGCCTTCATTCTCGTCCCCTTCAACTAGATATCCCTCTTTATATTTCGCCCACGTTGGTTCAATATTGTACCAGTTTTCAATTTCTTGCTCTGAAATATCGTTTCCAATATCTTTATAGCGTTTCGAGGATGAAGATTTCAGCATCAGCTGTTTGTATCCTGTACGTCCATCCCAACAAATAGTATTTGATGATGTCGTATACTCCATGTCTTCTATCTTTGGCGATTTTGCAAAAGATGCAGAATTAGTAACAGTTAAATCTCCAAATGTACCGGTATCAGCCGATACTTCTGTTGCACTAATATTAAGCTCTTCGGCAGTCCAGTCGATTCCCCACGCCGTTTCAACGTATTCAATATCCGCAGTGCTGCTAAAGTATTTCTCGGCACTAACAGGATTTATTCCAGTATCTGAAAAACAAATTCCTGTATATTTCATGCGCGTAGAATTTTCTTCATAGCTTGTAAATGCAGTGTAGCCTGAGTAATCTATCAGTTCCTTCACGGTGCCTTTTTTATCTTTAATCTTTAGGTATCCGTTGCCGTTTTTGGCTCCACCTAGAATTGCGGCATTTCCCATCAATGCGTCTAAACTGATGTACAGATGTCCATTCAGATAGTAGAGACCTTTAAATTCTCCGTCATTAGACAATATCTCAACAATCTGCTCCTGCGTAAGCATGCCAACGTCAACAGCAACCTGCCATGTCTGCTGATCGGCGATTTTAGTTCTTCCGGAATCCGTATAAATTGTTGCACGTATCATTCCGTCAGCACCAAGAGAATAGCTATCTGGATTAATAGTTATTCCACTGGTCTGTGAATTAAAGGCCATTTTTGTCCATGTTTTTCCGGCATCTTTGCTGTATTCTACTACCCACCAGGTTTTAAAAGTTGCTTCGTCACCCTGTCCATCTCTGTAATACGCATGAACATTAAATGGATTAGGAGTTATTTTCTTATCCTGTCCCATCATCAGAACTCCTGCGTTGGCTCTCAGATAATACGTTCTTCCCGGAGTACCGTCGTTACCTTTAATCTTTGTCCAACTATACTTAGCTGGGTCAGTGCTATCATCTGGTAAGTAATCTGTGTACTGACCGATATACAGCTTATCGACACTGTTATCTACTGAGAATTCAGTCTTTCCATCCGCACTGTTCGCATAGGCAATATGGAAATAAGGTGTTTTACCATCGGTTCCAGGTTTCCCCGGCACGCCCTGTGCTCCGTTTGCGCCCTTAACCAATGTCCATGCGTACTTTTCCGGGTTAGTGGAATCCTGTTCTTCGAAGTCCACGTACATTCCGATATATTCACGGTTTGGATTATCGACTGAGAAATCTGTTTTTCCATCAGCACTATTCGCATAAGCGAGATGAGTGTATTGAGTCAGCCCGTCAGTTCCTTTGTACCGTGACCATTCATAGTCACTTGGATTCGTACTGTCTACTTCTGCGCTTTCTTTTAGGAATCCGACATAAAATGCTTCACCACTTGTATAAATAATGTCACCAGTTGAATCGCTTATTATATTTCCGGCACTGTCAAGTAATTTTACATACTTCGGATTATCCGACATATCGGTGCCATCCGGCATAGACGCATAACGAATGGTCGGTGATTTTCCCGGAAGTCCTTTGTCACCTTCAAGTCCCTGCTTTTGTTTCGCTAATGTAAATCTCTTCGTTACAGAAAGATTAATCAGGTACGTTGCCTTAATGTCCACCCATCCATTGTCGGCACTCAAACCTGTGACTGTATAGGTATGCGTATCTACATCCCAAGAGCCGGTTACACTGTCTGATTTTGTAATGGTATAGCTACAATCATTTGTGATATCTGACGAGCCGTACATAACTTTCGCTGTAGTTGCCACTGTTGGAAATACCGGAATGTTGCCGTCTGCGTCAGATGTAATCGTCTGCATATCGTTTGACAGCTGGAATGTCATATTCTTGGCAGATGCAATATTCTCATCCATGTTTTCCAATTTCTCGGACAATGTCATATTTCCGATAATCAAAACATCTGGGTCGATAACAACCGTTTTGGTGTCCATATCGACTTGGAAAAGAATATTTTCGTTTGCATCCTTTACTGTGATTGCTCCTGTATTAATCCACGTTGCATTTACTCCAACTGCATTCAAGATTCGAACAATGGTATCGCCATCAACAGTCATGCCGCCATTCCACGTTTGACCACCATCTGTGGATACGCCCCACGCCTCGGAGGTCATCTTCCAAATTGCTTTGGATTCAGCGAGTGTAGGCTTATCATGCAAATAAAAAATCCGGCTTCCATCTTCCTGTATTTCTTCGGTGGTATATACACCAGTGGCCGAATCAATTCTTTTTCCAAATTCTTCAAGAGCTTTTTCTCTCTCGGTTTTTTCCTGCTTAACCATATTTCTTGCAGTAACAAATGCCTGCGTCGCCTGGGAATATTGGGTGCTGCTATTTTTAGCAGCGCTTTTGGCATTACAAGCTATCTTCTGACCGGATCCCGGTTTCAATGTAGTTGTGGTAAGTAGCGATGTGTATATTTTTCCATTTCTATCCACAATAATCAGTGAATCTCCGGCTTCCAGAGCCACATCTGTAGGGCACTCGGATTCAAATGGTCTAAATCTCATGCCAACGCATTTCTCGGCAATCATTGAAGCAATCGTCTGGCCATCGCCAACACGAATTAATTTATTACCAGAAATTCCAAGTACATATCCCTCTGTACCAACCATGTAAGTTTGCGGATTATCAGAAGAGGATTCGCTGTATTCAGTTACTTTCACGCCTGTGATTACTACATCTGTATGATGCGGAGTAAAACCATAGGTGGTTTCTATTTCAGAAATGTTACCTTTTTCGTCAGTTGCAAAAAGCCTCAGAATCCCATCATTTTCAAGAAGCGTACCATTGTCAGCCGACAACGCACCATCTGAGTTCGAGAAGTTAAGATTAACGTTGCTTCCGTCCTGTGTTTTTAATACTCCAAGTTCATCAACTGTAAGTTCTTCTTCATTGACAGAACCGTACCAATTGATGCACAATCTGCCATATTCATCGCATCTCATCCACTGACAGCCAATCTGTGCAACCCACTGTAGAACCTGGCGAAATGTTAAAGCTTCGTCATTTGGACGATTCTGCACGATATAATCATCTCTGTCAAATGATGTTGTTTGCAAAGTAACTCCACATACCTCGCAGGCATCTCGTACAATCTGCCCTCTGGTTGCCGGATACTTCAATTTGCTGTCTGAATAGTTCCGGTCAAACTTCCGCATATTATCTTCACACGTAAGGTCTATGGTCACCGTTTCGTCTTCCGGCTGTTCAATAACTGTCACTGTGCAAATACGTGTTTTTTCAATAACCGCATTTTTATGAACTATGATTGTATCACCGGTTGAATCCAGTATTTGTTCTCCGTCTGAATCTAACAGTTCACTTGTGTCCTCATCTTCAATCTGTAATCCAACATAACATATGACTTCTGCTCCCTCAAAATCGTAATCGGAGTACTCACCGTCAAAATTATTAATGCTAAGATTCAATACATTAATGATTGCAGAACCGATGTCAAAGCTACTATCCCCGGACACGGAATCTTCGAATTCCATTCCGTTTTGCCACAGATTGGCACTGGTCAGATTGAGTACAGTTCCATCTGTAAGTGTGATATCTGCATACTTGAGGTACTGCACGTCCATTCCGTTCTTAACTTTTTCTTTCCATCTGTTAGATAATTTTCTCATGCATTACCTCTCAATCACATCAAAACTGATAGATTCTGTTCTCTGGTTTCCATGCCACCACCATTTAACAGGCGCACTCCTGTCACCAACATAAAATGTTCTGGTTTCGTATTTTCCAGACATCATATCTGGATATGTAATTTGGATGTACTCGGGATTGAACGCTTGAAGAATCTTAGCTGTAGTAGCCCAATCTTTACCTTTCCACTGCAAAGCTAATTTCCTTTTTTGTGCTACCCTGTTTTTATGCATGACAGAGTCATCAGATCTTCCTGATTTTGCCGCTGATACGTCCTGTAATCCCCATGTGTAGGAAGACGGGCAAGGCATCGAGACACCGTTTACTTTTAAAAATATTTCTGCCATATAACACCTCATAAAAGAAAAAGCACCTTCCCGAAAGAAGATGCTTAATTACACGAAAATAGCGCCTATCGCTCTGATAGACGCTTTATGATTCTTTATTCTATCACATATACAAGGTGAGATTCAGTAAGAAAAAGTTATATTAATGTTTCTTTTGGATATCAGAAATGAATCTTTCGAAGTGCTCTTTGCAAAATGATTCATAATCCGTGTTTCCCATAAGAATTGCCCGATTTTTTCATCCTACCATTTCTCCTTTAACTGATTAATTGGTGTTCCAACTACTCCGGCACTTTTCCCACTGTCGGTTGCTTTGAAATAAGCACCTTCGATTTGTGGATACATAAATTCGAACATCAGATAATTCGCAGCATCGCAAAGATACTCCGTGTTACCAGTTTCTTTATATTTTTTAATGCACATATCGTGTGATTCAATCGCATTTACCAGACGTTCTCCAAAATTATCTTTTGCCGTGCCGTATTTGTAAAAGCTTGTTTCGCACCGGTTTTGCCTCAGTTCATCAAATCGGTCAGAATACTCTGCCGGCATTTCTTTTCCAAGTCTACTCATTTCTTTCTCACTTTCTAATTAATTACTGTATTATTTTAAGTCAGAATCAATTTGAATCGTTTACGTGAAGAAGTTATCACCTACGGTATTTTAAATGGATTTTGGCTCGTTTTAATTGCCTGTTGCCACAGGAACTATTCGTTTTTATTTATCGCTTATCAACTCTATTTGGTCTGAAAGTTTCATTGCAATATTTTTCCTAATATCACCTTTTATGAAATGAAAAATACGATAATTGGTATCTTCTCTGAATTTTGTATCAAAATACATGTCAATGCATGATTTATAAATATACTCAAAGCCATAAGCATCTATCAACTCAATCATCTCGTCTGGTACTGTAACAATTCCTTCTACTACGGTTTTTATATATTCTTCTTTTAAATGAACATGGCTTTTGCCTAGTTTAATTTTGTATTTTTCCAAAAAATATAATATGACATTAGTGACATTTGTTTTCAATTCTTCATACTCTTCGCATCCTACATCATTCCAATATTGGTTTATTCCTTTCCTCAAAAGGATTTCGCTTATTCCCATTCCGAGTGGAGACTGGATGCTCCTTGTTTCCGGCTTACCCGGACATGGAGAATCTACTGGTACTACTTTAGTAGTATCAGAATCTTTAACCCTCTTTTTATAAACCTCATCTAAATCTTTATTATAGTTCTTATTAATTAAAGAGTTTCCATTTTGGGGAAGTTCCATTTTCCCATTTTGGGAAATTCCATGGTTTTCCTTGTTTTGGGAATTTGGAAATTCCTCTTTTGGGGAAAACCAGTGTTTATCATCATTTGGCACTACTTTTTCGTGATTTTCCTCTTCTGGTAAATTCTGATTTGAGGAATTCACGTCACTTTGTTCCGCTTCGTTGTCTTTGATAATTTCAAGAGCAATTTGTTCTTTCCATTCTTTAATAGCAACATTTATTACTTCATCATTAGGTCTGATATGCGTTGTTGGAGCACCATTAATTTTAAATTTTTCAACAACTACCAAATTTCTAGCTTTTAATTTTTTCATCGCAGAATCATACTGCTTAGGTGCAACTCTTATTTCGTTTGCCCATTCATCTCTACGCCTAGCAATCCAAAAATAACCTTTCTTTTTGATTTTTGTTCTGACGCACTCATTTTTTGAATCTTTATCAAACCAGTACATAATTTGAGATAATAAAACACCTGCTGTTAAATCACCTGCAATATCGATATAAGCATGCAGAGTGTGATTAAATCTATGTGAAAATATGTAATCTACTTTTCTTTCTAATTCATTTTGGGATAATTCTTTGATTTGTTCGCTCATAATAGATAACCTCCATGTCGTTAATGCGTGACTGCCTTGTAGCCACAGATCCATGATTTATAAAAACAGTAGGCAGGTGTATCATGGAATTACACTTTTCGGGAGCTACCCTAGCCTACTGGTTTTACCAAAATTATTTTTCAATAAAGACATAGCCGTGTGATTGCAATTCATCTATGGCTCTGTCAACAACCTCTTTATCTTCTAATGATAATTTATAAATTTCCTCTACATTAATTCTTTCACTATCAAAGCTCATTATAAGTCCATAAATTCCCTTGGCTTCAAGAGATAAATTGTTGTTAAATAAAATTTTCTTATCAACTAATCCATACGGTTTCATAAATACCTTTCTCTTTGCTTTACCAAACAAAAAAAAGAGCACACCAAAGAATCGTGAGGTTTTTCCCTCGTTTCATCTTTAGTGTGCTCTCTTCAACAAATGTAATAACTATTTCTCGTTTAGTATATCAAATTCTACCGCAAAAATCAATATGCCGGGGACGGATTCATGCGGTAATCTGTGTTGTTCTGAGCCTTTGTGACAATTCGCGCCAGTTCACGCTCGTTCACTTTGATGCTGTTCATGATGTACTCTGGTGAAGAACCGCCAAAACCACCATTGTTCATCAAAGCAGTAACTACGCCACGCTCGACAGCTTCCATGATCTCATCTTTCGTAAGTCCCATGTTGCCGTCATAGCCGGACATGATGCTGTCGGCAATGGATTTCATGGCTTTACGATTTTCCAAAGGGAGAACAGCTTCCTGTCCTGCTTCGCCTACACCAATGACAGATGCATTTTTGAACAAACCACCTTTTGCATACCAGTTCGGACTATAGACAGGGGTTGAACTGGTACCGCCGTTCCCAAGGCTATGTGTTTTCCACTGAGAAATATAATACGAAAGCGTAGGCATTCTCACGGATTTCATTCCATTTCTTAATGATTGAGCCGCATTATGGCCAATGCTGTACATATCACTGAATGCGCTGCGAATAGTTCTCATAAAGCTATTTAAAGAGCTATCCATACTCTTTGACATACTTCCAGAAACATAAGAAGAGATATCTCTTCCGATATTCTCCCATTTCTTATAAGCAATGTTGTACTGACTTTGGAAATGGCTTGTTACAGATTTGTCCATATTTCCAAGTTCTGTACTTACGGCATTTTTCATCTCCCTTGCCTTTAATGTCGCTTCTCTGGAAGAATTTCCCCATGAGCTAGTAGTTGTAGTTTCCATGCCTTTCATGTAAGTATCAGCCTGTTTCTGGATTTCCGAGAAATCATCTGTGGCATTTTTTGCCATTTGATTTGTGGCTGTTTGAGTGTCTCTTGATGCCTGTCCAACTGATGTTGATATAGTCTGCTGTGCTCCAACAATATTCTTGTCTACTGCTGATTTTGTGGCTAACGTAGCGTTCGGGAAGTCTTTTGCAAGTTTGTTGTTCAGTTCATCGAGTGGAACTCCTGCATTCTTCAATGAAGTGTAGACTGTATCTAATGCATCTTTGGTATTTGTGATAGTTCCACCATTATTAGCATTATCAAGTTCGTCCATGGCTGTTTTGTATGAACCACCAAAATCGTCAGATTTCAGACTCAATAAGTATAGCTCGTCTTTCAAATCCGAAATACTGATTTTTGATGTATCGAATTTACCAGCTGCTTCTGACACGCCATCTCCAAGTGCGGAGATTTGATTAGTCATACCCTCAACAAATTCAGCCGATACACCGGCCTGTGCGCCATACTGCTCAAGAGCTGTTCTAGCCTGATCGGATGAAACGCCATACTCTTTCAATTTTTCAACCATATCAGAGTACATTTCATCGTGAGTTTTTCCAAGTTCTTCATCCTTCTCAATAAGCTGCCACAACGCTTCCGATTGATCGTTTGTAAGATTTGCTACATCAGTCAGCTGTGTTGCGTAATCATGGAGATAACCACCATACTGTGTAGTCATTCCATTACCACCTTGCATGGTCTCAAAAAGTCCTGCTAATTTCTTGGTAAGTAATACTGCACCATCTACTGCAAGAGCAATTCCACCACCAGTTGCAACAAGTGAGCCTAACGATGTCCCAAGAGCCGGAATAGTTGTTGAGACTGCTTCTGTGATTGCGGGACTCAGCATACCTCGTACAGCTTTAGAAAGATTTCCAAATACAGTATCACCTGTAAAAAACTTAGTAATTGTATCAACTAATGGCATGAGCTTATTACCAACTGCAAATACAGCCATAGCTTGAACAAATGTGCCGGCAGATGTTGTTCCAAGTCCTTCCCAGATTCCACCAAGAACGTCTCCGATAACCGTAAGTAACTGTGCAAGATGTTTTCCCCAGTCAATTTCACTGAGGAATACGCCTACATTGTGTCCAAACGCTTCCCAATCGACACCCCTTGCAATCTCGATAAGTGACGTGAGTAATTTGTTAATAAATTCTTCTAACTTCTGTCCATTCTCTTTCCAGTTGAATTCTTGCATGAATGTGGTGATTCCATTTGTAATGTTATCAACAAGATTTTCCCAATTAAAGCTTGCTGTAAATGAAGCCAATGTATCAAAAGCACCATTCAATCCAGTTGCAAGTGTATGAGCAATTTCACCGAAATTAATCTTTTCAAAGATTCCGTTCAAGCCTTCTGCGACAGCTGTTCCAATTTCTCCGTACTGGAGATTTTCTACGAAGCCTGAGAAAATATCCCATCCACGCATAAAGGAATTTCCAAGCAGATTGCCGAAGTTTTCCCAATTCACTTCACGAACAAGGCCAGTGATACCATTGGCAAATTTAGCACCAAGGTTCTTCCAGTCGATTCCTTCCAGAAGTTGGTTTGCAGTATTTACAATAGTATTCATACCAGCTCCAACGGTACGTCCCATCAAATCCCAGTTGATATTATCAACAAGGCTGTTGAAAGTCTGGGTGAACGCACTGGTGAATTTAGTGATGTAAGGGCCTACGTTATTCCAGTTAATGAAATCATAAAGCTTTTGCATTCCCCAGTTAATGCCGTCAGCCATGATTTTTCCAAGACCTTTCCAGTCTTTTCTCTTAAAGGCATTCACGATAGCATCTGCCATCTCATTTGCTCTGTTGGACATTTTCTTGAATGCTTCGTCCCATGCTTTTTGATAAGCAGATAAAGCATCGTCCAAAGCTGCGTCAAGTGCTCCGATATGCCCCAAACCGCCTGTTCCAGAACCAGAAGACGGAGTAGTTGAGCTGCTAGAATCAGAGTTATCGTTGAGCTGATTCAGTTCATCGAAGGACATAACAGATAATGTTTTTTCAAGTTTTTTAGCATTAGAATTTGCTGTATCAATTGCGCCACTGGCATTATCCATATTATCTGCAATATCTCCGGTATCTACAGAAATACCACCAGTAGATGATACGAAGTTTGACAGTTTGATTCCAAGAAGTTTTGCAATATAAGCGAACATTCTTTGTATTGCGATTACTATTGCATTGATATATGGAAGTACTGTTTGCAGTATAGGAATGAATAAGGAACCTATTGTTCTACCAAGGGATGCAAAGTTAGATTGAAGCATACGAATCTGATTTGCCGGTTGATTTCGATTTGTTATCGTAAGGCTTTTTATCCTCACTTCTGCATTATTACAATGCATGTCCAGCGTACCTTTTTACCACAGGCTCTGCACCTGTACCGTCCGATAGTGATGCCTCTTGGGAAGATTATATTCTGTAGTATCTCAACTACAGTTTCACTTCCTACGCGTTGCGGTTGACTATGCTTTTAATCATAGCCTTCACTCTCTGATTACCGTTGCAAACGGCTTTCCAGCTTATTTCATCACTAATAACTCATATCCTACTTGACGGTTTCGATATGAGCGACTTGCCAGTAGCTACGCATTTATCACGCTACTGACCTATTTATCGTTTCTGACAAATCAGCCCATGCATACTTAGAGTTGTTTAGCAAGATAATCGTTCTCAAAATCGTTTTATCTGCCTGAGACAACTTCGATATGCTGGTATTAATCCCAAGATTATACAGTTCCTGTTGCATGTTGGCATTACGGATATTAATGCCGTACTTATCCATAGCGCGGCTCATACCAGTCAAGCCAGATGCCATGTCCTGCCATACATCCTCGAAGTCCATATTTCTTACAGAAGCAAGATCTGCACCAATCATAGTGAGTGCATTAGACAATTTTAATGCAGTCTCTGATGTATCGCCCATAGATGATGCCATCTGTGCAAATGTTGCCTGATACTGCATTGTTTTTTCTGGGTCAAGTCCAAGACTAGCGGTATTGGTTCTAGCCAGTTCACCAGTATCTGAAATTTCGAATCCTGTCAGTTTCTGTGAAAGCTGTTTTGCCCTTTCCTGGAATGAATTTGCATATGCTTCAGCGGATTTTATGCCACTTTTTTTCCATTCGTCAGTGTTGATTCCTTCTGCCACCTGATTGAACGCAGAGTTGAAATAGTTCAGAGTCTCTACATAGTTCATTGCGGATTCTACTGGCGATGCCAGAACATCTAATGCTCTTTTTGCGAGAAAACCTTTGGCGTAAAGAGCACTCAACTTATTCGTTACCGAACTCAGAGGATTTGACAATCTTCTTATTTTTTCACCAGCTTCAGAAGATGCATTTCCAATACCTGCGATTGCAGATACGGCTTTTCCGCCTAAAGAAATAGCTTTTGAAGCAAATTTTTGAAAAGCATTTGTCAGCCCATTGATTACAGTACTTGCTTTTGAACCTAACGAAGAAAGCGTGTTAAATGAATTCGAAACGATACTTGTGGCACGCCCTACTTTGCTTCCAGACGATGCTAATACTGCAAGAGCTTCTGTCATTCTTATTGTGCTCGAACTGATATCTGGTGCACTTTTCATTACGTCAAAAAACTTCAAAACCTCTTGCGCGAGAGTTGATAATTGACTTGCAGTCTTTCCAGTTTTATCTCCTGCACCAGCTAATTTTCCAAGAGAAGTAATAAAGGCATTGGTGGATGCTGATACTTCACTCATAGAGCCTAATTTAGTAGCCGCATTATTTAAACCTGTCGCAAGATTCGGAAGTTCCTTTGATACATTGCCGATATACTGTCCTGTACCGGCAAGTTTAGCTATAGCGGTTGTAAACCGGCTAACGCTCGGAGAAACATCTGGAATAGCATCAAGTTTCTGCATCTCAGTAAGAATTTTGCCTAATTTCCCTGTATCAAACTGACTGAAATCGGATTTTCCAAGACGATTGATAGCGTTTATAGCCGCATTCAATCCATTTGCTTTAAAATTCACGCTACCTAAACTTTTTAAAGAATTGGAAAAATTATTTAACCGGCTTATGTCAAGATTTCCAAGGGCAGTGTTTAATGTATCTAATTTTTTTACAAGGTTATTAATAGACCGTACCGCCTGAGTTGTGCTACTGTCTATTTGTATATTGAGGGTATCTATGGTATTATCGGCCATTAAAGCACCTCCTTTTAATCAAAAAAATAAAGGGCAGACAAGACTTTTAATCCTGCCTGCCCTCGTCATTATTACCATGATTCAACTCAAAATTTGCTTGCATGAGTTGCAATGTCATGAGCAACCTGTCACGTTGCCGTTTCTTTTCTGTTTCAGAAAGATTCTCTTCATCCTCTTGCTTTTGCTTTTCGGCTGTTTGCGAAAATGGTTCTTTAAGGTATTCAGCCTTTGACTTTTTGCCAATAAGCACATTTGCAACTGCAGTCTGAACTGCACACATCGTGTACATGTTGAACTGCCATGCTTGCGAATCGGCCATTTTTTGTTTTAATTTGTAGGCTTCCATATATGGTTCTAAATCATACGGTGTGGAATCCCAAAACTTTTCCTCAGAAACGCCAATAGACAAATAAAGTGGAAGTAGTTTTTTATGGACTACCTCAGGAAAGCTCAGCTCTTCTTCTTGTGATCCTGTGGCATTTTGGTTACTTTCTGATTCTTCTCGGCTTCTTCCATCGCTTTCAGCATGCCGGATAAAAAACCGTTCTTCTCAAGCTCCTTACTCGCTTTTTCAAATAGAGTAAATCCATTCTGAGGATTTTCCTCTGTGGATTCATCTTCGTAATCATCCAGAAGGTCACATACCTTTTCATATGCAACTTTCTTTTCCTCTTCGGTTTCATACCCAAATTCATCTTTGTGTTTTCTTTGCAGTCCTGCCAGAATCAGTTCTGGAAGCATTTTAATCATATCTTTCGGATTATTAATTGCCCCCATAGAAGACACCTGTGTAAGAATGTCCGACTGAGTAAGCACTCCGTATCCGAATTTTACTTTGTATGTTTTATCATTTACTGAGAAACTAAACATGAATTATCCTCCCTGATCTACATCTTATTCAGCAGCCGCTGTCGGCTCAATTTTGGTATCCAGTCCCTTATATGTATTGATGATAAGAGAAATAGACATGGTTGCTGCTTCGTTCTGTGCAATTTCTGGCATTGGAATTTCGCGACCGCATTCCGCAATAACAAAGAATGCGTCGGACATATCCGGGAATGACACCTGGAACCAGGTTGCCAGTCCTGTAGTTTTTGCAGCTTTAGAATCTTCGTACAGTTTTTTAATCTGTTTAACAGATTTGTCTGGATCCATGATGAATTCAATTTCCCATGTACCACCAGTATCCTGTCTACCAGCTGCATACTGTGTCAGATAATCTTCCAGTGCAGAAACGTCAATCTGTTCTGTTTCAAGAGAAATGCCGCCAATGGAAGAGGCTTCTTCCAGCTGTGTGAATTTGGTAGGCTTTGTGCCTTTCACGGTTTCAACGGCATATGAAAATTTCACACCAAGTGTAGTTAATCGTGCCATTTTGGCTCCTTTCTGCCTTTCGGCTATGAATTATTGCAATAAAAAAGAGCCTTAATGGCTCTGGTTCTGATACTTAACCCTGTACCGGGAGATAAAAGGATCACCTCCTTCTAGTCTTCTTTGCTTGCCTGCTTTACGATCTGATTTACATAATTACTAAGTCCTGCAACGAGGATTCCCTGTGTGATTGCGGTAAAAATTGCCATTGCGATTTCCTGTGCGCCAGATATAGCACATGTAGCAATAACATAAATTCCACAAATCAGAATGCCTAAAGCACCAAGGATTGCCGGGATATATTTGTCCGGTATGACTTCGGATTTTTTAATACCCATTCCGATAAAGTACAGTACAACCGCGACAATAAGAAGTTCCGGTTTCACATAGTTCATAATCTGTTCCATGTTTTTTCACTCCTTTCCTAGAGTAATGTGCCGGTATATATCCGGCTATATCTGCTAACAACACGTTTTATGCTGTTATCAGCATTATTCTGTCTTACGGGCCCGTATATCCTACGGAACCCCATGTCAACCATGGCCTTGTGGCTGGCATCGTCAATTTCATATACTTTTGAAGAAGCTTTTGAACCAGCCGCATAGGATTCTGATTGGAAAGATGGCGTTGTCGCGCACTCATCCCCCTCAAGATTGCCACGTGATGTTGGATTTCCAAGCAAGAACAAACGTGCGTAAACCCTTTTGTTTGAAGCTACCGTCTGGCTTTCATCATTAGAAAAGTTACCTTTTCCTACAACAGGTTCAATAGTTGTTCTCCATCTTTCAAATACGTCTGAAACTGGATTTTTTACTACATCTGGCATCTCTGTCACCACCTTGTTTTGAGCATAGAAAAAGCACCCACCATTTCGGTAGATGCTTTTATATCTTACAGTATACATAAAACAGACGTTATATTCAGTAAGAAAAGGTGCTATGTTTTTATGCAGAAAACACTTCTTTTGCGATTCTACGGATATTCTGCATAATTTCTACGCTTGCTTTGTAAACGGGCATTGTAGCCTCCGTACCGTAAGAACGTACCCACTCGCCAGAATCTGCCACATATACCCACGATTCGTTTTTTCCTTTGCCTTGTCCGTAAGAACCGATTGTGTAACCAAATTCTTCTCCTTTTGGATGCGGGCTTGTTCCTGCCGGAGTGTTGTACGAAATACCTGCACCGAATTCTATGAATAAAATCCCAGAACCCTCGCACACAAGAGTTGCCTGCGCGTAATTTCCGAACCTGTTGATTTTGATGTAGGTATTGTGGTTTTTATCAGAATCTCCCTGTGCCAACATAATATTTTCGTCTATGACAGGAATTCCCAATTCGCAAAGCCTTTTAAGGAACAACTCGTTTTTATCGCGAAGACTGTTTTGGTATGCTTCCAATTCTTTGATTGCATTTCCAATAGATTTTTGACTCAGATTGCATTTGATTACTCGTCCATTCATTCTTCTGCACCTATCTTTTTAATTCCATATCTAGCCAGATTCCCTCTTTGCGTATCAAGGATTTTCTTCAAACGATAATCTGGCGGTGTTGTAGGAATACCATCTTCCAGAACCAGATTTCCGAGTGTGTCAACCTGTGGCACGGTATCAATCCAAAATACATCTCCCTCTTGCGGATGGAAAGAACGGTTGAATGAAGTAATGTACCTGTCGTAATCCGGCACAATTCCTGCCGATATTTCCTCTGGTGTTCCTGCGGTGGATGATACGGAAAACTTAAAACTTTGTGGCTGACTGTAGGACGATACGGTATCTATCCCATCAAGTGCTTCGGTTACTTTTGACCAGTATACTATCTGTTGCTGTCGCTTTAACCCTCTCATAATATACCTCACTCGTGTTAGTACTCTTCTCCGGTGATCTGCTTATACTGCTCCGGGGTGATTACACCTTTCTCCGCAAACTGTCTGATCTGTTTCTTCGTGTACAGATGCAGGTTGAAAAATCTCTTAATTTTCTCAAACATTTTTATTCCTCACTTTCTAATAATGTGTCTGTCATCAGTGCCGTGTACATAACCTGTGCCTCGATACGATCTTGCTGAGTCGGTTGTTCTTCTGGGAGTTCCGTCTGAATCTTCTCCAGCTCGGCAATCTCTTCAGGTGTCATATCTCTGTAGACCATTCCCATGACTGGGACTTCACGGGTACGGGTTTCTTCGTGTTCTTCGGAGATGAGATTGCCCTCTTCATCGTATTCTGCTGGAACGGTTACTGTGTAGGATTCTGTACGGGTTCCTGTTTGTTTGTATTCTGACACCTTCATCTCTTAATCCCCCTAACTTTTATTATTGTATTACATTCTGCACAATACTGTGCCCACTCTGTATTTGGTAACAAGAGATAGGGGGATCCCCGAAACTCTGTGTTCCAATATTCTTTATCTACAATGAGTCCTTGTGTGCCTATTACAATTTGTGTATTGTTTGTATGCACATTTTTCCCGATGCATGATTTTCCAGACGTGTCTAAAGTGAATATATTAAGCATATCCGCAAACGTACTGGTAACAATCCATTGAGCATGAGCATAATTAGGCTTAAGCCAAATATTCCCTGTAAGTCCTGCGATCTCTTTTTTTGTTTTCAAAAATGAAATCTCTAATATTCTGTAGTCTGCAAATGATGGGAATACATATTTCAATGTTTCGGCATCCATTGTTATTTCTGTGATGTCTATCATATCTTGAGTGTCAAGCGCACCTATCCTCGCTCTAGCCGTCGCCTGTTCCTCTGCTGTCCATGCAGCACCTTTTCCGTCGCACATGGCGGCTTTGACGGCGTAATCAAAGTTGGAACAATCAATTTCTTTTCTAAGACGTCTCTTATTTACATCGTCAATGCTTGCGGTATTTACTTTTAATCTTCCTTGTTGATTCATTAGCCCAGTAGTATAGCCTCCGGCCGAGTTGTCGGTGTATACCAATCCAAGAGTATCATGCGAAGATATCGGTATCTCCGCAACCCCATCCTGCACAATACTCTCACCATTAATCCGCACATCCAAGTTACTTCCACCATCAGCCCACTCACAAGTGAATGTGCCGTCTTCGTTGACTGATTTAATTTTGAGGATTTTGCCAACTTCGGGAGCTGGGGGAGAATCAAGAAATCCGCTGTCATTTTCTAGCTCAGATGTCTTTGTTGGAATCTTTGTATTATCTGGCAATGCACCAACGTCTTCCGCAGTATATGTCGGTTTTTCTGGTTGTTTCGCCCAGTCTGGAACTGTTGGGTCGGTCTCTTCAAACGGGTGTTCTTGCATATACGCGCCGACAGCTTCTTTGATTTCTTCCGTAGACGCACCGCCTGTCATGTCCTTCGCTTCGAAATCTGTCGGTTTGCCGTCTGTACCGACTTCTTTTACCGCTATTACCTGTCCAACCTTTGCGTACTGTGGTCGAGTGATTTTCTCTGACAGGTCAAGATTCAGATTGTCACGTATTTGCTCCGTATCTTTCGCTGCTTTTTCTGCCCGATCAGCCGCGTTATTGACCGCAGTAACCGTTTCGTGGAAAATATTCGGTTCCGGTGCTGGATCTACGCTTGGATTCTCTGGCTTTGGTCGACTGTACACCGGAATAGTAATTCTGTACTCTGTATTGCCAGATTCCTCATCAGCCACATATATGAATGCATAGATGGAAAAATCACCAGACTTTCCATTGTTTTTCAGTAATTCGTCTGGAATCTTAACAGTTGTCACGCCATCCATTGTTGTTCCAACTCTTGACAGTGTGCTTCCACCTCTTATGTCAAGGCTAAAATGTACCTCCGTAGCTGTTGGAAGATTCTGTCCCGTGATGCTCAATATCTGACCGTAGTCGTATTGCCAGATTTTACGGGTTGTCACGAATCTATAATCTAATTGTATTGGTATGATATTATTGTCTGCAAATGCCATTAAGCTATCATCCTTTCTACCCCAACAGGAGATACATATGTGAACTGGTTTCCTAAAGCATCTCTAGCTGTGCCAATCACGAAACAAGAATAGTCAGCTAGAAGATTGCAACACCATTCCTCTGCGTCCACCCAGTATCGTTTTTTGACCATGCGGTGAAGTTCTGGTAATAGACCGTAGCTGAACATCACGCAATGACCTAATTCATGGATAAACACACGGTTCAGAAGTTCCCCATGCAGATTATTTGCAATTGAAATTATCATTGTAGAATAATCCGATACCGCAAGTGTTCTATTACCTGTGCGATCAATTAACACACTGTCGTGCGGAGATACGAACTGCACTCTCCATAAGTCGCCGTTCATGTAAAATTGTCTTAGCATGGTTTATCACCATCCTTTAAAGTATAAAACGGGCTTACATTTATCTGACCATTCTTTGTCGGGATACTTCTTAATAAATTCATCGCACTCATCCCAATCTTTTATATGCGTAAAGAAATATTTTCCACATTCCATACATTTTCTTTGGATTTCCAAAAATCTTATATCATTGCCATTCGGTCCGTGTGTCCAGTGCCAGCAGATCACTTCGCTGTTCTTATGTTTGCAAAATAACTTTCTTAAATTAGGAATCATGTTTATACCCCATTTCCAATTAAAAGCCCCTGCTACATTCCTGTAACAAGGGCAAAATTCATTTCATATTCAATTCATCTGCTGTATCAGACGAGTTAAGTCGGTTTTCATCGACTGCCTAAGGGTCGCATCTGCATCAGACCACATCTCAGTAAGATTGCGGATAATGTCAGATGTGTACTCTTTCATGGAATCATCCATTTTTCTCTTAGATTCTGTATCGTTGGAATCATGGTAATGCCTGCGATTCTCGCTGTATCTGTCATAGCTTTCGCCATATCTGGACTGCTTATGGTTCATTCCATCCATTCTCATATCACTACGATCTGGATGATATCCCATGCGGTACATATTACGTTCGAACTCTGGATTGTTCAGATACTCTTCCATCCAGTCATCATCTTCCATGTACAGATACGGCTTGTATCCCATACGGCTTCCTCTGCCTTTTGGTGCAAATCTGCCGTTTGCATAACGATATCTGTCATATCCCATGCGTCCAAGATATTTCTCTTCCTGTTCACATTCGTCCATAGCTTCTACGATTCTGTAATCTTTATCTGCACAAATCGCACACTTTACGGATTCCATGCAGTCTTTCAGATCGTCCCAGTCTTGAGCACTGAGATTATCGAAGCCATGTGTTTTGGCTTTTTCCATAGCCCATTTTCCCATTTCCATTGCAACTTTATGCATTACAGTGCCCCCTTTCTAACAGCCTGTGTAACAGGTGTGTCTGTTGTTGGGGCTGTACCATTAATTGCAGTTAAATTATTACTCGGACTACAAGCCGGGTTTCCTAGCATCTTGAATACTCCACCAGTTGCACTTGTAGCTATTCTGGTTGCGTACTTCGTTCTGGTTCTTACGCCACAAGCTGTAACCTGTGCGCAGCAACGATTCTCTAGCGGATACAAAGTTGTTCCTGTTCCTATTTGAATCATTACCGGGGCAGTAATCGTAGTGGCTTCTGGTATGCTTTGTGCGATAACAATGCAATACTTTTCTCCATTGGAATAACTGCCTGCCGGGAGTGTAACCACAAGATTCCCACCAGTGAATGCGACAGACTGGCTTATCACAAGATGGTTGCAGAGCTTACAAACATTTTTACAACTCATATTTCTACCTCTCAATCAAATAAGAGGTGAGCCGCAACCCACCTCTTAGAATTAGTCAACCTCTAAGGGCGAGTTACTTAGCAGCAACCGTTTCCATATCCGTTGCATCCTGCGTATGCATACGGAGCCGGTACCTGAAATGCAGGAATCGGGGATGGATTGATTGAATTGATTAATCGCTGCGTCTGTGCATTCATTTCAGTTACAATCAGCGCGGACTGGCGATCCTGAGATGCAGCACGCTTCAGATCAGAGTTCTCTGCCTGCAATGTTGCAATCTTATCATTCGTCAAGAAATCAAGGATTGCTCTTGTATTGCTGTTCTGATTGTCCAGAATATCTCTGGTATTGTTGTTCATTGTGTTTTGAAGAGCACAAGTGTTGGTTGCCAGGTTGTAGTTGATACCTTGGATAGCTTCTCTTGTTTCACAGCAACAATTTGCTAATTGAGACTGTAATGCATTTGTGTTCTGCATGTTTGCTACAGTATCAGCGTTAATAGCCTGCTGAATTCCATTGAAGCCTTGGAGCATTCCAACATTCATGCCATTAAATCCACTCTGCATGGTATTGTTGAGAGCATATGTGCTATCGCAGATACCCTGCTGAATACCTCTAATACCATTCTGGATATCATTAAGAGCAAATCCCTCATTGATATCGGAACGTGTAGCCCATCCTTGGAAACCTGCACCATTTGCACCATTGCCACCGAAGCCGCCGCCCCAGCCGCCAAAACCTCCCCATCCAAAGATAGCAAAGATCAAGACAAGCCAGATAAGTGAAAAGCCATCACCGCCCCACATATCATTGGCGCGATTATTAGAGCCTGTAGCGGCAGCAATGTCACTAAGACTGTAATTTGAACCATTCATCATGTTTTTAGTCTCCTTAAATATTATTTACAATAGGAGACATCCGCGGCTGTCGTCCCAAATTGTAGCGATTCTGAATCACCCAATTATGGGGAAATGTTATAATCCAAGGAATTTCTGGATAATTCCATCTGGAGATAAATGTTTTTCATTGAATACATTTTGTTGTATTTGATGTAGCTGGTCTGCATCACCTTTTTTGTATAAATCCAACGCATTTTTCAATGTCGGATTGTTTCCTGCAAATTTACTCATATCGTTCATCATGTTATCCACACTTCCGAACCTCTGAGAAATCATTTTCTCGAATTGCTTTTTCATCATAGCGTTTGGGCTGAAATTCATCTCTGCTTACCTCCGTTCTGCTGTTTTGCAGGCTCCGATGTTCCCGATATAAATGTCGGAAACATGTCTTTGATTCCAGAAATTTCAGCACATACATCGTTTCGAAGCTGATTAATCATAGCAACTAGATCAACCTGCTTTGGTTCTTCCTGTTGCTGCTCTGCTTCTGGATTGACAAGTCGGTAAACAAAAATTTTGCTTCTTCCGTCTGCTTGTAATTGTTTCCTGTAGACTTCTGTACCATCTGTTTTTGGATAATAAACAGGATTTCCAGACATATCTACATCTTTTGCTTTTACAGTATCAATGCCATCAACCATCTGCCCTTGAAGCATTGGCATTTGCTGCATTTGTTGTACAGGCTGCTGCATCTGCATTTGTCCATATGGCATTGCCTGTTGATAGTTATTCTGTAATTGTGCCAACCTGTCTTGATACGGCTGTATTTGTCCGTAAGGGTTGCTCATCATTGGCTGTTGCGGATAATACGGATAACCTGCCATAATCTGTTCCTCCTGTCCGGGATTCAAGAATCATATCCATATCATCTATAGAACGATGCTTTTCCCATATACCCTCGTAAGGGTTTCTTAATATAATCATTACGTTTTCTCCTATGATTATATTATATAGGAAGGAACACTGTATTTGAACGTCACTATTTCGCCACATTTCCGCCATTATACAAAGAAAAGCCCCGAATATACATCGGGGCAACTTTGGTAATTTTCTTTTTTATTTTTCTATTGATTCGGTCTATGGTTCTGGGACTGTACCCCATTAATTCAGATGCTTCCCATAATGTTTTTTCGCCATAAGCCCGTAATCGAAATAATTTTTCTTCACGTGAATCAAAACCTGCTTCTTGCAAGTAAAATTTTCTTTCATCTTCTGAAAAATCCGCATAATTCATATAACTCCACCGTCCTCCCTTACAAGTGGAATCGATTTGTTACATAGGAAATACACCGCTCAACATAAATCCTACAACTGCTCCCACGACTGCTGTTATAATGCATACAATAATGGTGTCATAACGTTTGCCAGGGACTGCCATGAGAATTTTTAAATTGTTGTTCATCTCATCGACTGTTTCTTTGATATGATCTAAGTCATTGCTATACAGGGCAGTCTTCTGTTCGAGTTTATTAATTCTAGAATAAAATTCCTTGTGTCTTTCAGACTGCTTTTCCTGCATATCATGAATATTTTTTTCAATTTCTTCGAAGCGGTGATTGTTAAAGCACTCATGTTCACATCCCATCGCTTTTCCTTTCTTTCACTCCCTATAAGATTTTTGCTCTTTCCCTACTTTAACGAGCAACCCTGCAACGTGCCGGGAGGAAAAACACATTGCGTTCCATCCCATCTTTTTTAACTGAAACTTCCAGCAAAAGGAAAAACACCATGATTAATATAAATTTCAGTTTCAGATTCCCAACTTCTATTTACAGAAGATTCAGAATGTATTCCTTGGAACTCAGCCCCCTGCTTCACAAGAAAATAGAGGGCTAAATCAAATATGCAATCATAGCACTTTTCCATGTCACTATCTATTTTTTTATCTGTATAACTTGAAGGATAGTTTCTCTTATTCTTGAACGAACGAATTGCCCGTTTTACGGCAAGAGAAATCATTTCAGGTGATTCTGTATCATCGGTAAGATAGTTTACCAAATCGTTTATAAGCTCTTCGTTCATCCAAAATCACCTACCCTTGCCGAGTTAATATTTCAGAAATGATACCAGCCTTATTTGTTGAGGTCAGGGCATAGCCATTATCACTTGCAAGCTGCCTTAACTGTGGTACAGTCATATTAGACAGCTCACTTTCTGTGTATTTATGTGTTGGTTCTTCGGATTCAACACTTGCTACAGACGGTGATTGGCTGTTCACATTGAGACTATGCCCGCTTATTCCCCCTTTGTGCCGATAACGATACCGCCATTAGCTTTCGGAGCAACCGGAACGAATATACCGGACGCTTTTGTCCATACTGCAACCGGATCCTGTGTAGCCCACATGGACAGTGTTACGAAAGAACGGTTTTCTTCCTGAATGAACTGTCTGTATTCAAGTTCCTCAGGCGTCACGCCCCAGAGTCCTGTACCGAAAGAACCGTTTGCATCTGCTTCATACAGAGTAAATACATCTTCTTTGAAGTATCTGCCTGTTTTAAGAGAACCATCTGCTTTTCTGAAGCGGAATTTCTCATCGCAACGATCAATTGTGATTCCGTATTCCTGCATAAGCAGATTTGCAAGTTCCTGTTTTGTCAGAAGACGTTTGTTATCTGCTCCCAGAACTGCTGTCTGCATAGCAGTGTTATTTCTCATGTAGTTAATCATTTTGAGAGAAGTAAGGGCTTTATTAACTACATAACCATTGTCTTCTGCTACAGCTACCATTTTCTGGATATCTCCCATGATATCTGCTTCTGGTGTAGCCCAGTTGGTAAGTGTTACTTTTGCAGTTGCTGGAACACCATAATTGATTCCCATATCAACATGATTTTCTTTGATTGTTACAGCACCAGTAGAAAGGAACTGACCTTTCATGACATTTGCTCTTGCAACAACGCCTTCAAACAGGTTAGCTGCATCGTCAAATACAAAGTTTTTCAGTGCTTCGTTGTCCGGCACACCATTTTCGATTGCCTGACGTAATCTTTCAGACTGATTGATTTTTCTTTTAATGAAAAGTTTTTCAGTCAGTACTTTTTCGAATCCTGGTCTTGTACCGATTTCTGCTTCAGTATCAAGAGCATGAACAAACGCTACTTCTGGAAGTCTCTGTCCGGCCATAAGTCTGTAATATTCGGCTTTCAGATATTGTGTTTTTATATCTGGAAAAATAGTATCAAGGATACCAGGTCTTTTTACATCAAAACTCTGGGAGAAATTAAGTCTCTCTTCCTCTGTGATGGATTCTAAAACATTAAATGGCATTTGTTATACCTCCTTAATATACTGGATCTTCTGTGACCACAAAAACGATACCTGATTTCTCAAGTTCAGTTTTTGCAGTTTCATCAACTGTTACCGGGAGTCTTTTTTCAAGAACACGACCTGCAATAATCACAGAAATCGGTCTTTTAGCATCATCTGTCATATCAACATCTTCAAACACAATGCCGATTGCGCCTGTTGCATTTGTCGGATATACAGAACCTGCTTTGATGATTTTCTTAGTTCCAACTGTTTCAGCATTTGTCTGATCTGCTGTGTAAGTTTTGAGTACTAATCCAACCTCAGATTCAAGGATGTTAGGTCTGGATTCATACTGCTCAGTTTTCATAAAAGCCATATCTTTTTCTCCTTTACTAAAATTAAATATTTACCGGGGCATTATCATCTGCTGCCTTGGCTTCTTGATTCATTCTTGCTGAGTACGCTTTTGCATATTCAGATGCATCACTTTTCTTTGTCTCGTTACTGTCGCCAGCTCCACCACCCGGATTAGGCGTGTTTTCAAGGATTTCTTTTTCCCATGCAGCTTTTGCAGTATCGAGAGTTGTTTTATTTACTTCGGAAATTCCATCAACAAAAGTCTGTGCTTCTTTGAGTGCATCTTCTTTATTCATATTGGAAAATGCTTTGATTGCTCCTGCGTAGGCATCACCTTGCATTCCTGCATTAGCAAAAATGGAAGTGATTTTTCCTGTCAGTGCTTCTCTCTGGGAAGTTGCAAGTGCGGATTCAAGGTCAGAAATTCTTTTCTCGTTTGCAGCTTTTTCTTTCTGGCGTTCCAGTTCTGCTTTCTCAGCGTCTGTCATATTCTGCTGTTTCAGCTCTTCCAATTCTTTTTCAAGGTCTGCTGCCTTGTTGGCTTTTTCTTGTAATGAAGCATTTTTGTCTTTTTCTTTCTTTACTTCTCCTGTAACGGAATCAAGGTATTTAGACACCTGTTCATCAGACGGCTCCTCAATTCCCATACCGATAAGTACTTGTTTTGCCTGTTCTCTTGTCATGAAATCTCCTTTCTTCCAGACCAACACGCTTTGTTCACACGGTTCGCTCCGCACATGATCTGTACCCGATTTGCGCTCACGGGCTGTTGCAATATTTTTGAGTATTAAAAAAGGAATCTCAGTTTTCCAAGATTCCTTAAATAATTGATGTAAAAACGTCTATTCTTCACCAGTGGAAGAAATTGTTGCTGATTGATTTTGAATTGATTTCTGACTAAAATCTTTAATCAATTCTTGTGCTTTCTTCATTTCTGCGTCTGGGTTTGCCAGTTCGGGATAAACAGTTCCAAGATATGGTAAGCTCATTTCATATACCTTTTGCGGATCGCTGAATAATCCACAAGTAATCAATGCAATAAGCGGGTGAATTTTATTCTTAAACAGATAATCAAGTGCCTGTGCTTTAACAAGCATGTTATCTGTTGGGTTTCTGGTGATTTTGACATCAAAATCTCTGGTAGAAATCTTGACATCATTGGAGGTTTTGCGAATGATGTTGAGAATAATTCTGACAGAAGCTTTTTCGGCTTCTTTTGTAAATGCTTCAACAAGTTTTGCATCTCGCTCTGCAAAATCCCATCCATTACGCAAATATACAGCATTACCAGTATCACCACCGGTGTTGCTCTGGCGGTTTGGCATTGCTTCTACAATCAGCATATTATTGTAAATGTCGTCTTTAGCAACTTGGCTCTCCGACTGGTTTAATTCCGCAGTCATCAAGTCAACATCTGACTGAACACCGTTTCCAGCATCTTTTACAGATATTGCTCCTAGCTTGACCATTTTCAAAAATTCATTCTCGTCAACTTCACAGTTTTTGAATTTCATAAATGCTTGAACAAACTGTTCAACACCGTTTAATCTATCCGACTGATACTTGTTGATCGCATCAAATGCTGTAATTGCAATTTCGACATCAGATAGCCGGTCATGGTTGTTTGGATACTCGATAATTGGGATTCCGCCAAAGCCATTAATGCCGCTGACGGTTACTTGTCCGTTCTTTATCTTGAAATATTGATTTGAAGAATAGCAAAGATAATACTGCTGATTCTCTTCATCTTTCAGTATCTGCACGGAAAGCATTGCTTTTCCTGTGTTTCTGGAATAAACAATATAAACATCTCCCGGATACGGAATAAAAATTCTAAATGGTGGTAAATCACGGTCTTTTGTCCAATCGTCTTCTCGTAGAATTGTCTTGTATGCAGTTCCTACGGCACTCTGGTATATTCCAAGCTGAATATTTCGGGCATCCGCATTTGCTTCGTCCAGATAATCATTCAGCAAGTCGACCTGCTCATTTATCTTTTTATCTGCTTTTTTCTTTTTGCAGACATATTGAATAGGTTCTCCATATATTTGTCCTGCCTTAAACTTGACAACTTCCAGAGCGTGATTTTCGACAACTCTGTTATTTACTTCCGGTCTCACAAGCTTTTCCCGATATAAGATTGGTTGGTCGCCTTTGTAGTACCGATAAAGATAATTAATCATCATTCTGTTTCGATTATGTGTACCAATCGTATCAGATAGAACTTGAACAACATTTTCGGTAGTAATTTGAGCTACGCCAGTGTAGGCAGTTTTTCTGCCAAAATCGCCTTGGCATAGGTCAACAAAATTACTTTTGTTTCTTCCCACTGCCTATACCTCCTGTTTTTGAGCATGAAAAAAGCACCGAGTTTTCACCCGATGCTTCATACATTTTCATCATATATTATACATAATCGGAAAGTTATATTCAGTAAGAAAAGGTGTTAACTTTTGAAATTAAGCATTTCTTTTACGTAATTTACTGCTTTCCCGTGAAATTGTTTAATATATTCTTCATTGTATTCCATTTCATCTGCAATGACAGTTAGCTTTTTTCCCTCTACGTATCGTTTATACAAAAAATCATAATACTGGGAATTTTCCACAGACTCTATAACATCTATAAGTTTCTGCTTTTTCTCCATAAGCTCTACCACATTGTCAGCTAGTTCTCGCTGCGCATCCACCAATTTTGCAATTGTATCGCCTATTTTATCTTGGCTTCCAGAAGTTTGAACGCGTTCAATGCCATACGTCGAAGCACTAATGCTAGTAGCAAGCAATTTTAAGTGTTCGATTTCTTCCAGTTTGTTATTTATAATTTTTTCGTATCGTTGAATTTGATTCAGATACTCCTTTATATCCATACTATCTCCTTCCCCACATAAAATTCTTAGTTGCTGTAACTTCTGCAAATCGTTTTTGAGTCAGAGTTATCATAAGTTGTGTAACACCATCTGGTGCATCGTCGTGATCGTTGTCGCCAATATACACAAAAGTGGTCAACTGTTCCATTGCTTTTGAATATTCCTTGTTTTGGTATTTAGGTGCTAGAAATATGAATCTTCTTTTAACATCTCCAGAGTACTGATTGATTTTTTCTTTTTTAGCTTGCTTTGATGGAGCTTTTGTGCTGGTAGTGCTGCAAGCATATCCATGTTCTTTTAGTCTTCCGCTGACATAATAAGCATACATATCGCCACCATTGTTAGCTTCGAAATTGATAGATTGGATCTCATTTCCCATAATTCTTCCGACAACCAGTGGAAGTGTGACTTCCTTCGGACCTGTATTAAAAATCCAGTCATAAATGTATACATCTCCGTTTTCAAATTCCGCACCAACCGGCATGGACAAACTATCACCACCGCCCCACGCAACGTCACAAGCAGATACGTTCTTTACAAATCCGCCCTCTGGAAGAATTCCATTGTAATATCTTAGTTCATCTTCTGCGAACATGATTCCTTCACGCAAGAATGGTTTCTGTTGATATTTAGCCTCCCATTCGTTAGCATCAAGTCTGGCTTTCATATCTACATAATACTTCGTAGAAAAACCAACTCCATAATCATATTCAAAGTTTGATTCACCATCGTCATTCAAGGCAGGAATCTTACGGAACCGATACAATGGATTATCTCGATTGAGCTTTTCAATTTTGCCTAATGGGTCGTACAGGTTCCATCTTGTTCCAACCATCAACTCTCTTGCCCCATCAATTTTACGGTCAACCATTTTGTTCAGATACTCTTGATAGGTATTCTCCAAACGAGTAGGGCTTAAAGAATGCTGCCTGTCTCGAACAAGGTCATCCACATACAAATATCCATCAGACGAAATATCAACAGCACCCGTCCATGTTCCCTCGATACCGCGGCAAGTCATTGTGGCGAATCGGTCTGGCTTGTCCAAATTTATCTCAAAATCATCGGCACTTTGCTTTTGCAATTTTGATTTTGGAAATATCTCACTGTAAGTGTATTCTTGTGTGCTTATGAGATTCAGAAGCTCACCATAGAAACCCTTGGCCAGTTTTCCAGAGTGACCGCCCATTGCATTGTGGCTGTTTGGTCGTCTTCCCATTATCCACGACATAAAAAATATGCACATAGTACTCTTACCAACACGACTTGGTAACGATAGACCGTAAAATTCAATTATCCTATCTTCCAAATCCTGTAAATCTTGAGCGACTACTTGGAGTGTTTTTTTTCTTGGGATATAGAACTTTTTGCTGTCCGGTCTATTCTTCTCCATGTATAACAAATAACTCTCGAACGCCCATGGGGATTCCAACAGTAAATACTGCCAGTAAATATCATCAAAATTACCGCTTCCAGTCAGTGCCGCGTTTCTTGCTGCAACTGTATGAGCGTACCGGCTGACTTTCATTGCCATGTTCCGTGCATCTGGATTATCCTTGAAAGGAAGGTCAATATTCATATTTAACAGCAGATCAAGGCAATCTTTTTGGTTTTGATAGACCGTCATATCATCATTAATGATTTGATTTAAAATTGCCCGATACCATTCAATCGAACCTTCTGTGAATTTTTGCATAAAAATAGAGCCAGACCTCCTTTCTTTTAGGATTTAGTCTGGCTCTCATGTGGCTCTCTGACTGATTTATTTATTATTCAGCATTCTCATTGGCTGTCATATCTCTTGTATCTACGATGGTAGAAGTGTTACTTCCCTGAATCTTCGGAACTTCACCATTCCATTTATCAATTTTCTGCTTTTCAATTAGTTCAGGGGTAAGCGATTCTGCAATCTTTCTGTTTGCTTCCGCTTCGGCTTCAGCTTTAATCTTAATCGCTTCAGCTTTACCTTCTGCATCAATTTTGGCTTGTTCTGCCTGAATAGCTGCTTTTTCTTTTTCCTGTTCAGCAGCAATCAGTGCAACTTCTTTATCTTTATCGGCTTGTACTTTGGCTGTTTTAGCTTCAATATTGGCCAATTCAAGCTCTTGCTGTGCATTTACTTTCTTTTGGATTGCAGCTTGTGTTTCATCATCAGTGGAAATAGAAGTAAAGTTTACTGTATCAATAATGATTCCGTATGGTTCAAACTTCCGTTTAAGATATTCGTCAAGTGCTTCATTCAGTTCCTGGCGCTTATCACCAAAAACATCTGTTACTGGATACTTCGCAGTTACTTCCTGCGTCCATGCTTTCATTTTCGGCTTAATAAAGGTATTTTTCACAGATTCCCCGGATTGACCTTTGAACTGAGTAAATACATCAGTTACCCTGCTCTGATCGAATTTATACGAAAATTCCAAATCAACTAAAAGAGATTTGCCATCTGCTGTTGGTGTCTTGAAACTTTCGTCTTTTGGAGAATCGCCTTTATCTTCAGATGTAAGATAAGACTGTTCGATTCCAACAGAATATAGTGAAGTTTTTACTGTAGGTGAAATTAGATGCCATCCCTGTGTAAGTACATTCTTAGAGATTCCTCCGTTCATTTTGTACTCGACCGCAATGTAACCAGCAGGAACCCTTACACTACACTTTGCAACGCATATAAGTCCTGCAACGATTACAGCAGCTAATCCGATTCCACCTAAAAGTCCTTTCTTCATTCTTTGTCCTCCTTGTTTTGACTTTCGTCTTTATTTAACTCATCAATAGCATTTCTGCCAATGTGATTCAATAATTTACCTAGTGGTTGAAATAATTTATAAAGCAGGAACCATACTGCCACTGCCCCGCATATCACTAGAAATATAAATACTGGATTCATAAATCCCCCTTTACTGGCCATTCAAAACGAAAATCTGAACGCTTGATTTTACATTGTGGGCTTCCGTCTTTCCAGAAAACTAATCCCTCTATTCTATGTTCGGAAAGATATTTCTTGATTCCTTCAAATGTTCGTTCGACTTCTACAACATTTCTCCCATGCGGGACAAGATCATCGTAATTATAGTTATATGGATTTCCACTAAAATGTTTTCCAATAGCTTCATACGTGCCGTCCACCCATGGGCTAAGATTACATTGCATTGAAAAGTTATACGCTTTTACAAACCACTTATCAGACGGATTATTCTCATCAACCTTTACCCATCCCGGCCAATGACCTGTAATGGAATCTGGCTCACAACAAGGAATAAATCCCTCTGGTGGTATTTTGTCTTTCTTGCAGTCATATCTTTTATAATATTCTCCGTCAATTATCGCGCAGCAAGAACCGTCGTATTTGACTGTTGCAACACCTTCTCCTTTAAGTACCCATTCCATGCCCGGATGCACTTTCGGAAGAACCTTTACAACCTTATGGTCTTTAAATTCTCGCTCAAATAATGTTGGTATCTTTTTCATTTACTCACCTCACAATACTTCTAAGTGAATACCACCACTCATCTTTTTCTTTTATATCTTCTTCTCGTTTATATTGAATTTTTATTTTATATAGTCCAGAATCAGATACGTGTGGCTCAACATGTAAGAATTTGAATTTCTTTTTAAGATATCCTATTTCAAAAACACATTCTTTTGGAAAAACAGTATAAAGTGTGACAAATTCTACAAAAATAATTCTCTTATCTTTTTCATGGTACACATCAATATTTGCCAACGCATCGACAACTTTTTTGTCTTTAGCAAAAATCTTTATTGGAAAATTTACTACAAAATATTTGCTCATACATTAACCTCAATCTGGAATACCTAATTGTTTGTAAGTAAATACCGCTGTATATTTCTTTCCGCATTTGCAGCAAGTTTCTGTAATAGTGCAAGTTTTTTCTTTGTCATTACATTTCGATTCTGTATCAGAACTTTTGAACTTGCATCCACCTGTCAAAATACATTTAATCCGTTTTGTGTTCATCTTGTTCTCCTTGCAAAACTTTTCTGATGCAATCCTCAACAAGTATAAAGTCTTTATATGACATACGCATCTCGCAATTGTAAAAATGCTTTCCAATTTCATTTACAATTAATTTATAAATTCTAAACTTGGTTTCTTCCGAAAGTTCGTCCAGTTCCACAGGTTTAGTCTTTTGAAGTTCTTCCGCATCGCTGGCAACTGTTTTAATAACATCTTCATCAGGCACCTTTATAGAATCAATAGCTTTAACAATGTCCGAAGTGTTTTTCGGATATATCCCCAAAAATCCACTGTCCATACCTCCGAAAAATTCTTCAGGACTTACTTCTGGATTGTACGAAGGCAATTTCCGATATATTTTGAAGCATTTCTCTTTTTCCTCAGGAGTAAGTACTTCTAATGCAGAAAATCCACTTCGTTTTTGAAATTCATTGCATATATCTGGCACCGGAAGTGAGAACGGGACGCGAAAATGCTTTGCATAAATTCCACAAATAAGGAATCTGAGACTGCCATCTGTTTCAATTTTTGAACACGCACAATCATAACAAGTATTCATACATTCACCTCGAACTCTTTCTTGCAGTTACTACCCTTGCACTTCAATTTAAGATGCTGGATTTTTGTATCTGGACTAATCAGAAGTGCTTTCTTCTGGCAAAAAGGACAGCAATACCACAACTTGCCATTGATGTTCTTTATTAATGCCCGTCCGTCCCACGGCTCTGGTGAGTTCATTACCTGAGAGAAATCTATTCCCTCAGATTCAAATGCTGATTTGATGCTCATTAAAAAATCTCCTTAAATTTTCTGTCGATTAAAACCATTGTATTTGTTTTCCCAATACGGATATTGTTGTGAACTTATTTTCATATACTCATATGGATGTGTTTTCGCAAAGTCTATAATTTCTTTGACAAATTCTGCTGTACCTGTGTCCTGTGATTCTTTTTATCATAAGAGTTCATCCCAATATTCATATTAAAAGATTCAACCTCTGTGAAAGAACCGTCAGAATTTCGTTGTAAAACTCCTCCACCAACAATAAAGTTTTCTGTGTCTTTTTCACTCATCTTAACTCCCCCCGTGAATCTTTCTTAAATTTGCATATCGGTCAACCAGAACATCAATCGTTGTCAGAAGCTGATTGATTGTGATGCAATTTTCATGGTGAGCAAGTCTCAGGCTTTTTATTTCATCCTTATCAAAGGGTATCTCTTCGAAATCATCCATAAGGTCAGAAATAGGTTTCAATTCAGCTATCTGTTCTTTCAATTCATTGTTATAGCCATACATTTTATCCAGTTCAGCCTGAAGCTCATTGATTTTCTCATTTTTGTCCAGAATTTCATGTTGCTTTGCTTCTCTCTCATCAGCCAGACGAACAACTTCTTCTTTTAGCTGATCTACAGTCCAATTTTTCAAATCTTCAATTCTCATGGCATCCTCCCTCAAATTTTGGTAAACATTTCCATATCGTAGTTATCCCGGATATAATCTACACATCCACTGAGTTTTTCTTTTAGAAATTTATTCCAATCAAACGTCATTACGAACACCGGAATGCGAGTAAAATTCTTTGTTTTTTGTTTAAACCAGATATTATAAAGTCTTTTAATCATTTTATATCACCTTTTTATTCTATTGCTTGTCTCTCCAAGCACATTAACACCATTGTTACGTCTATCAAAGAATGTCGCTTTTAAGTTATGAATTTTTTTAATTCCATCAATTGAAAAATCAAATTCAGCATCAAATTCAGTTTTACAATTTGTACAAATCCATTCTGCATCAGTTCTCAAATCAATAATATCTACATCACCGCAAAAGAAATCCACTCCTGTATTGATTACTACTCCTCCGCAAAACGGACATTTACGTTTGTCTCGTAACGATAAATTATTTTCCATAATTTTATTTTTCCTTGCCCTCCCTGTGTTTCATCTGGCACTCGATCATCTTTGCTATATTCTCACGTTCCTGTTTTATTCCATGTCCCTGTCGAAACAACTCGCATTCGAGAATATTTCCGCACTTGGAACATTCATCGTTGATTTCTTTGCCTGCTATTCGCATTTCCATCCATCCTGTACCATTTTAGGCTTGTATATTTTCTCGGTGTATCCCTCGCCGTTACATAAGTCGCAAGTAACTTCTATTTCTTTGTAATCATCGCAACACTCCCAGTATTGTGCACGATTTACTCTTTTGATAGTAGTTCCACTTCCGCCGCACTTCGGGCATCTATGAATTTTATTTCCTTGTATTAGACTTACAAGACCATTAAGAGTCGTTTCTCCACCGTATACATTTCTCAGACGTATCGCTTCATGAATTTTCATTATTTACACCCTCCCAACATTCACAACTATCATCAAGACATCTAAAGTCTGCACAATATTCACTGACACCATTGAAACAAACCCATGTGAAGCATCATGTCTTCTGCAATTCTTACAACATTTTTCTTCCATAAGTCACATCCTTAAACAAAAATTCCAGTACACGGACTTGAACCGCAACTAGCCACCCAACGTGGAGTACTGGAAACCAAACCATACTTTAGGAGTAATTTATTCCTACTATGGCAATCGTAGGAATCGGAAAGGCAAGATTCGAACTTGCGACGTCAAGGACTATGCGTCCTCCGCTCTCCCAACTGAGATACATTCCGAAAACCAACAATAGCTATGCTAAAGTCGGATTTCCTATCTACTCATGGTAGATGGAGCGGTGCATACACGATTCGAACGTGTACAACATTTCTGTTGGATAGGTTAGCAACCTACTCTGATACCATTACAGCAATGCACCATATTCAACCACGATTAGGATTTCTCCTTATTCACCATACTTGCAACCATGTTCAGCCACTGTGACGATAAGTCTGAGCTTTCGGGAGCGACCCTGAGCTTCTTACCGCGGTCAAAGCACACATGGGAGTGTCACCCACAAATTTCACGGTTCTTTCAGAAAATGTTTTTTATAGCATGAAATTTTTTTATGAATTGCCATACCGCTACTTTAACGAATCTCTTGTGTTATACCCTAATTTCTCAGGTTCAAGGCAAATCAGCTTAACGAGATTTCCGTTTAGTCTGTGGTCTCTCACACCACTCACATCAACGGATTATTCTTGCACAGCAAGCGTCTATTGTACGCCGACCACAAGGATTCTGCTTTTGGTCTCTTTATGATGATACACTACAAGGTGTGTTGGAAGTTTCTTCCTCCTCTAACAGAATCACTTCTGCTAAAAAGATGGTTGATAGTCCAGTATCCCGAACTACTCCATCTTACATAACCCTGTATCTCAGCTAGACTGAAAATCTATCTGCACTGAGTTAATCATGTTTGAAATTGCAGGAGACGGATTTGAACCGCCGTTCTCAAGGATATGAACCTTGCGAGATTCCGCTTCTCTATCCTGCGATGTACATGTTTGGAAGAACCATTTCAGCACGTTCACTTATTGACTACTAGAGGAAGTCACTATATCACCGATAAACAGTACGCATTCGGAACTCGGTTATACATTCCTGCGCACTGCCCTGTGCTTTTCCTACCACCAAACTTTCAGTCTCCAAACAATGGGAAAGATAGGAATTGAACCTATAATGTTTACCACAAGGGAACGGTTTTACAGACCGCCGCAACACCACCAATCGTTGCCGCTTTCCCATAACCCGGATTCCCGGGTTAGCAATATGTTTATCGTGTTATGCTTTCCACTAGACTGTTTTATGCTGTGTCAGCCACACAGAGTTGTTTCGGATATTATTATGCCTTTTGACTTTATGTTTCTTGAAAACTCCCTTGTCATCAATGTGCACCTGTGATGGCTTATTGAAACTAAGAAACATTCATCGGACGGGAAATCAGATCAAGCACAAGCCTATGCCGTTACATATCTTTGCTCATTCTGATTCACATACGCTCATCCGAAAGTTTTTTCTGCCCATAAAACGGATGGGCAGCATATGGAAGAAATGGAAATTCTGAGATTCGAACTCAGGACTTGCCGGTTATGAGCCGGGCGTTCTAACCACTGAACTAAATTTCCTGAGTAGAAAATATTACCAGCACCTCAAAGCCATATTTTCTACTGTTGCGATTCTTTGCCACCAGTCGCAACAAAGGCTCCCTTTTTTGGTTTTGCTGTCACCTATACGGGAATCCCATCCGGGACGTTTGAAGCCCCTTTAGACAGCTCCGTTGAGCTAGATGGGTATCGGAGGGTCTATGTGAAATAAACCTTTGCCAGGTACATGCGCAACCTAGCAAGCTGGGCTAGTGGGATTCGAACCCGCGAATACAGCAGTCAAAGTGCTGTGCCTTACCACTTGGCGATAGCCCTAGAATCTTTCTCCCACTCCGCACCATTACAAAAGCAGGAGAAAGAATTGAGTGTGTGATAATATTTTTATTATGTGCTCTACAATTGCAACACAACTTATGTGGAGAATCAGCGTTTAAATAACTAAGTTGTTCTCTTTTTTTGTAGAGTCATATTTGCTAAATCGGATGCCTCGATCGTTTGCTTGCATACCGCTCCACTACCGGACAAGCGTATCCTTTCGGTTTAATTATAGGTTTAACCCGTTCTATGATAAAAAACGGAATAATCCTCATAGGAATTGCAATCAGCATGTATTTACCTCGCAGTGCAAATCAAAACTGTATTAAGTATCATTCCTGCTTCCATCAGCAAGAAGAATGCTGTGGAAAATTGATTGCCTTTGTAATTCCGGCTCATCAAAAATGCAGCTAATGTAGTAAATATCAGAATATTAATTGCCACTGCGATAATGGTTAATGGTAATCTCATTTTTCCTCTCCAATCATAAAATTAAGTATCTTATCTGCAATTTCTTCTTCCGGCTCAAATGGTAATCCACAGTAATTATAACGCTCTAAAGCCGATTTTAGGCTTGCTTTGAATCCACGGTAAATTTCCCCGTGTTGTAACAGTTCATGCCTTAAAACTGAAACTGCATCAGTAATTGATTGAGAAGTGAAACTAATTTGTGCCAGACACTCCATTTCAATATCCGGCTCTGCCACCATCTCGAATACAAATGTCGGAAGCTCGTCAACAGCAACATGGAAATCAACAGACTTTACTCTTGGGACTTCATGTCCGTCAATAAAGCACTGTGTCCCCATCCAGTTATACGGACTCGGATTTATAATTTTCACAACAGGCATCTACACATCCCCTTTCTTGTGCATTGCAATATGTCAGTAGATGTTCTGCAATCTCTTGAAGCTGATTTGTGTCGTACTTTGCAAAGGTCTGCGGTTCTTTATTATGCAATGGTGAAAATGTACCGGATTTGCTAGGTTCAACAGTTATCGTTGCATTAATCAGCATGGACGCCGCGTCAATTGGTTCGTCTGGAAGCATTAAATCGTCCTGATTCTTATGTACTCCCATAAAAAGCTCGATTCCATCCGCTTTCATTAGCATGTAATCGTGAACTTTATCGAAGTCCGGTGCTTCCTCTGTAATAACTGCTTTTCCGTTTTCTACGTACACATAATAAACTTTCTCGTTATTATTCATGCTTTCTCTACCTCCCCGAATAACTGCTTATACAGTGCTATATCATGCTGTCCAATAATTGCTTTAACTACGTTTTCTGCTTCCACTCTCAAATCAGAGTAATGAATATGCTGCGTATGCACTTCAATATTTTCTAACATTTTGTATTCTTTCGTGCGGTCTATAACTTTCTCAGCCGAAAAAAATCTTCCATTTTCCGTTACAAAATACGCTCGATAAACAGATTCGCTAAAAGAAAACCTTTCGTATTTATTTATTACAATAAGCTCTGTTGCTTTACTTGTGTCATACATTTTTTCGTCACAAAGAATTGCTTTAGCATGTGCAATTATAGGTTCATTCTGTATGATTTTGGGGGAAGCAGACTTTTGTGGCTCTGGTTTCTCAGAAAGCCTTTTTTTATTTTTGAAAAATTTTTCGAGTATCGACATTTACCTACCTCTTTCGAAAATATTCTGCCAGTGCTTCACGAGTAATCTGTGATATACTTTTGCCGGTTCGGTTCTTCTCAGCTATGAGTTTTCGTTCTAGCTGGTACGGCAACCGGATGCGGATGGATTCGCCCTGAGAGTTATTCTTTTTCATAGGCAGTATCCTTAACTAACAATCTCAATCGGGCATCCAAGCTGTTTTTCCAACTCGGCAATAGTAATCTTTCTTGGCTTCATCACATCAGCATCAACACGCTGGATAATGCCTTCTGAAGTTTTCGCAAGTCCTTTGCCAGAAAATTTATCTATTCCCTCATTTGCAAATATGCTTAAATGCTCATATCCATAAGCTCTGCACCATCTTGTAGCTGAATCAACAATTTTTCTTAATTCCGCTTCAGGATCACCAAACAAATCCGTGTAAGAAATAGCCTGGTCAAATTCTGCATGGCTTATCGTTGCTGGAATTAAAATCTGCTTATATGGACTTCCGATAAATCTAAAGAATCTGTTAGTGATTAAAGCTTTTTCGCCTTTTGGTAATCCAAACCCTTGTGCCACAGCTTTTTTAAGTAACTGTTCCGATTCTAAATCACTTTTTGTAGTAATAGCCTTGTTTGTAAAATCAATCATCCTTTTCCTCCCCTAAGATTCTGTATAATGTTCCCCTGGAAACTCCAATGGTTTCAGCAAATTGAATTTTTGTAATCTCACCATTCTGCCATCTGGCTTTAGTATCTTCAAAAAGTTTTTTGTCAATCTCTTTCTTTGCACGTCCTTTATATTTGCCCTGAGCCTTAGCAATGGCAATGCCCTCTGCTTGACGGCGTTTGATATTTTCTCTTTCTTTTTGCGATACATACGAAAGAATCTGGAGAACTAAGTCTGCTACAAACGTACCATCCAAATTTTTTGATATGGATGTATTGAGAAGTGGCATATCTTGAACCATGATGTCCGCTTTGATTTCTTTTGTAATAATCCTCCATTGTTCCAGAATCTCTTCATAATTTCTTCCGAGACGATCGATAGAATGGAGAACCAGCATGTCACCTTCTCTAAGTTCCGAAATCATTTGCTGGTATTGCGGACGATTAAAATCTTTTCCTGACTGTTTGTCCACGTATATTTTTTCAACGCTATCTGCTTTCATGGCTTCAATCTGTCTTGCTTCGTTCTGGTCAACTGTTGAAACCCTTACATATCCTACCTTCATATATACACGCTCCTGTTTCTTTATAAATAAATTATACACCTTAGCGTGTGTGATTGCAAGTATATTGTTCACATTCAAGTGAATTATTATTGATTTTTGAAACGTTTGCGTTTATTATATAATTATAGGAGGTATCGTTATGGTTTCTCAAAAAGTAAAACAGATAATGAGACTCAAAAAAGCAACCAATGTTCAAGTTGCCGAACATCTTGGAACTTCTCCACAAGCTTTGGCAAATAAGTTTTCCAGAGGAACGCTTTCTGCTAATGAGTTGATTACTATTCTGGATTTCCTCGGATGCCAAATAGTGGTTGAAGCCATACCAGATGTAATTGTCAAATTTAATATTGATGATGTTAGAGAAGAGTCGTAATGGCTCTTCTTTTTTTTACTTGCTCCGTCACATTGACGGGGCTTTTTTATTTTTTTCGGGAACTTGGGGCACTCACTAGGCCGATGTGGGTCTGTATATATACCCCCTCCCGGGTCTGTTCCTGGTATCGCTGACCGGGCAACCCTTTGTCCCATGGGTTCCCGTTGTCCCGGTCTAAACGCTGTTATTCGTTCAGCCTGCGGCAGCGATCAAGGAATATTACTCGCCGTTTTATTGTCATATTGCACAAAAAATCGTTGTTGTGCTGATGTATACTTAGAGTACACCCTAAAAGAACATTGAACGTTACTATATATTGTGTGCTAGTCCCAGAAATTACAACATATTGTTATAGCTCCGGCTTTTCCATCTCCGGAAGCTCTAGAACATCTTTGTATTTATCCGCAATCTGCTGTGCCGTCTGCTTTGGCTTTCCGTTGTTCTCTTCTGCGCTCCGTCCGTTTGGTGCGTTCCATCCGAATTTAGAATTGAGTTTCATTGCCACGCCTGTGTTATTCTTATCACTGATTCCAATGTTCGCAAGTGAGTGTTCGTCATTCGCATTTAATTTTTTGATTAGGTCAAGGTGTGCTGTGCTTGCTATTTCCCTATACTCCCCTCTCTTATTCAACTTCCACTCCTGTATATCCTTAATAACATTGCCGTCTGTATCTATATATATCTTTGTCTTATATTCTCCATTTACCCAGTTATACATAGTCTGTTCACTAATCTTAATATATTTAGCAAACCCTTGTATATTTGACTCCTTGTTATATACGCCACATATAAATATATAATAGTCGAGTATGTAATTGATCAGTTCTGCATTATCGCAATCTAATATAGTCTGTCTGTTGTACTTGAGCGTTACGTTTTCAGGCTTCAGAAATACATGATCCCCTGCATAACTAAGAGCTGACTCAAATGTGTTCTGAGGTGCTTTCATAAGGTCTTCAATACCATATTCAGCGCAAAATATATCTAAGTATTTCTTTGTGTCCTGTTTAAACGTATCTAACACGCTATTGTCTGTACTCTGCACTGTATCACCTCCTTTATAACGTTAATCTATTAAATCATCATAAATAAAAAAAGCCGGTCGACTCTGGTTCGTTGTCCAGTAGCTAACCGGTTCAGTCCTCCAGCGGTTCGTTCTCGCTTTCGGCCTGTATCTGTATCTCTATTAACAGTATTAACATACAAGTTGTTATTCTGTCAACTATTAATTTAAAACTTTTAGTCAATCTCATATAACAGCATATACTATATCTATGTATATTATATATACTATATACAATATTATATTAATCAACTCAGCCTCTGGAATCTATGAAGGGACAGGGAATAACTATAATTATAGATATTCATAATCCATAATATTAATATATATAATATTATAATAGGGCATTTTGAACACACAAAAAGCCAGACCTTCCGGCAGCTATTCCGGTGTGATCTGGCTATATTTTTTTCGTATTCAGTTACGATCCGCTTTGTCAGCCCTGCCCCTTCCTGAGTTCCGTCGGCTTCGTTGTATTGAACATAACAGAACGACTCGTAAAAGTCAAGTAAAAATTTGTCGTTGACTTTTTGATGATATTGTGCTATGAATAATTATGTCAGGACTTCGGCGGCAGTTCTGTACCTGTCCTAAAAGCCGCCACAAAAAAGCATGATAAAAGCCCCTTGGTGAATTCCAAAGGGCTTATTTTGTATTCAAATATGGCTTGTTTGTAATTATCCTCTTGTTCCCTCCCCTTGTTTAATTGTTAATTTTATACATATGCCTGCCAGTTATTACTTTGATTTTTCTTTTGAATCTCAAGTATTTTGTCATAGCTATACCACGAGTTTTTGTAATAATACATGCATCCTTTTAAACATCCATGCGAAATATCCGTAAAAAGTTCAGATATTTTCGAAGCATTTCCGAAATCTTCCACCGGAAGCAGATCTTTTTTTACTCGTATTTTCTGCGTTTTCCCCCAGACAGTCAACCATTCAATTTGGTATCTTTCTTTCAACTCAAGGATAATATATCCGTCCTGACAATCAACATTTAACTTCCCTTCAAAACTCCTGTAAATTTCCTGCATTTCTTACCCTCCTATATTTCCCCGTCTGGGGAGTTCTTCTTTTGTTATCTTTATTATAATGTATGTGCGTTAGATTGTCAATATATCTATGTGCGTTATTTTAATATTTTTTCAAGTCTGTCCAGCTCTGCAAGAACGGTATCTCTAATAAATGCGCTATTGCTTTTATTAAGGTTTAATTTTTCAATGCGTTCTTTGGTGTCCTTGGGAAATACTATATTAAGTCTATAGTTGTTTTTTTCATATGTTCTGACTGCTTTACGCTGTGCTTCTGTTGCCATAACTCGACCGCCTCCCGTTTCGTTTTTCTTCTATTATAATGTATGTGCGTTAGATTGTCAATATATCTATGTGCGTTATACATTATGCACAATTTTGTCTTTAATATATGTGCGTTATTTGGTTAGTATTCCGTCTTGTATATGTGCGTTATATATAGTATTATATAACCATCAACAGAGAACAACCAACCCGGTCGCAAAGCCGGGAGAATGGAGGAAAAAAGCAATGAATAAATATACAAAGTATTTAAGTTGGGCAGTCTTCACAATGATCGACCGCAGCACACAAGACGACCGTAAAAGCAAAGTGAGCGTTTCGGGTGCATTCAATTGCCCGAGTAACGCGGAGGAATTTATCAAAACTCTTCCAGCCGGTCACAAATGGTATATTTTAGATTTTGACCGCCTGGAACGGTTCGAAAAATTTTATAATTACGTTCAGGACATAAACGAAAAATATGGAGATTATGCAATATTCCATATTAATGACGGCGGCTTTACCGTTGATGAATTAAATTGTTTCCGTAGTATCCTTGATATCTGGACAGATACAAAAATCAAATAAATTTTTCCGGCGGCGGTCAAGCCGTAGCCCCAACGCAACCGCCGGATTTCAAAAAAATAAGAAAAGAGGTATAACAGCTATGACGCAGAAAGAATTAAAAGAAATGTACATGAGTATTATTAAAACAGAGGTATGGGAAGATGAGTACATGCAAAATTTTGCAAAGAAAAATTGCGCTTATGTGGTTCAATTTTCAAATGGAGATATCGCAGATATTGAAAAACCATCTATAAAAAAGGACTTTTGTTTTGGTGCTGGCTCTTATGGTACTTGCACCAATGAAGAAATGAAAGACGCCGAAGACATGGCAGCATTAGCCCGAAAAAGCGAGCAATATTTTAAAGAACAAAATCTAAAAAAGATTGATTCTGATATAGAGGATCTTGAAAAATGTTTGAGCGGTTATGAATACGAGTGTTATACATATACTCATTATATGGGACAGCCAGACGACAGCAAATTAAAGGCTTTCACGGTGGTGAGAACCGGATATAATCCAGAATTTACCCCGATGCGTTGGATTAATTGCAAGGATATAAAAAAGCTGGGTGCGGACGATATCCAGAAAATTATTGACGGCTTTAAAGAAGTTAGAAAAGCATTCGAAAAACGGATTGATGCATATTTAAAAAGATACGGAACAACAAAAGTGAATTCTTGGTCATATATCTGCGATTAACAGACCGGCAAGCGTACCGGGGAGCATTTCCCCGGCGGCCTTTTAAAATAAAATCAGGAGGATTAAAAACATGAAAAAAATAACATTAGTAGAATACGGATGTACAGGAACAGGCTATAGAAACGGCTCAGACGTTCCAAATTGCAGAGTTCGCGCAGAATTTGATACATTGGACGGCCTGCACGTTATTGCGGATTTTGGAAGCTACCAGAGGCGCGACGCAAATAAAAAAGGCTGTCCAGTGGTACAGCCTAACGCCTTGCATATCGACGGAACGTATTACGACGCTGAAGGCTGCGGACGTTCTTATGAATACAGGCTTGCACAAAGGGGCTTTGACTTTACCCGCTTTGATTTCACAAAGTCCGGAATCTTGGCATTTGTGAATGAGGTAACCGGAGAAAACTATACGGAAACCGAGTTTATAAAAAGGATTTAGGCTTTTTAAATCAAATAAAACAATTTCGGGCGGGGCTTTCCCGCCTGTTTTTCAATCAGAATGGAGGCTTATATATGATAGACAGAATTGTAAAACCAACGTCAGAACAGACCATTGACGCAATTTTAAGCGGGGATTTTTCCACCGTTGATAAAATCGGAGCAGCCGCAAAAAGAGACGCTAAACAGGTCTTTGATACGGTTTCTTTCGGTGCTGTCCCGCTAATCTGGTACGACTTGCCGCCGGTGCGCTGCCGGTCTGGTGCGGTGTCTGTTATGCGGTACGCGCTGCATAAATCCACGAAAAAACCGGGATATTTACAACTTTCCTGTATGGAGATCAAAAACGGCTGCATGATTCCAACATCTGACCGCCAGTATAATATTCTTGACAGTTCCGGCTTCCTGGAATTCTTCCGGGACTTGCCAACGATAACAAATATATATTATTTAGAGCAGTAAAAAGCTGCTATTTTTCTCGTGTCCTGCATCCTCTCCGGGCGGCGTTGGTTCGTGACCTGTGCCGGGATTTCTGCTGTAGTGCCTTTTATTCGACTTTTAACGGTTTATAACTGGCTTTCGGTAAAATATACCGCATACGGCTATAAAATCGTTTCTGAGCAGTTTTACACAATCAACTAAAAGGATTGACGGCAAAATATAACAGGCGTATTATGATAATATATGTCAATGTGGATAATTGCCGACTTGGATTCTGTACAGTTTATGCAGCTGTTGCCGGTTTCGTTATCCTTGCAAGCACTTATTTGGCATTTTACGGCTGTTTATATGCTTACATGTGAATTTTATCGACTGTAAATATAAAATTGATTTTATACACGTTTACGGGCTTGCTAGATATATTTATAGGTGTGTTTATGTTCCTGTTCGTGCTGTAACGCTGTATTTTTGGTTTTTAAGCCGTTTTATATCGTCACCCGATAAAGTATAGGCTTATGCCGTTCGAATTGATTTTAGGCGCAATTATGCAATTAATTACAATGTTTCTAGTATGATCGTGCGCATCGGATGGCGGCATGCTTTGCCGCGGGTATATTCCTTGATGTATCATCGCTTTACTATGAAGCCTCACGAGCGCTAATTTTCACAGACATTCAAAAAGACCCGAAGCATGGATTTTGAACGAAAAAAATCATTTTTCCATGGATACGGGTCGTTTTATAATTTTTATTTATTTGTAATTTTGTACAAATATTTTTATAGCATCTATTTTGGGACTGTGGAAAATGTAAAATTATTTCAATTTATTTAGATGATCTACTTTACCAGTGCTTCTTTTCTTCTTTATTGCGGTTCCACTTTTCATCCTCTGTTCTCGTTCTTCCTGTTTTTTGGTCTTCGATTTCTTTCTCAATGAGTTTCCAGTACTATACCCCATATTTTCCCTCCTTATCCTTGATCTTCTGACTTCTGGTCTTGAAATTGATGATTTCCACGTCCGTATTGAGTTCAGGTGGTATTTTCCCTACAACGATAACTCGGAGCGGCTCTATGCGCCTTTCCATTTCTTTAAAGCCTATACAGAATTCTTCTCTGGATGCTCTGGATTTAATTCTTCCATTGGTGCAACATGCTACGGTGCTTCTTTTTGGCACACCATCAAAAGCCCAGTCATAGCAATACTCTGGAGGTATGCTCACGTTAGGAATCACCTTTATCTCGTTCATACTGAGATAATGAGCCATGGCATGATTTCTGTATTTGTTCCAGATATTCATAGCAAATGGCATACCATTTTCACCGACTGCCATTGAAAAGTCTGGTGCGATCACGCTCTTGAAACATTTCAAGTGTTCCAGGTATCTATCTGGATTATTCCATAGCTTTTCAAATTCGCAGTCATGGATATAAAAGTTGATGCTTAATTCTCGATGATTCTTTATCTTTCGGCTGAAACTGTCTTTAAAATCCACTGTGTCTTGTGGTATTTCGTCCACATACCTGTCCATCATTGGAATTTGGTATTTGCCGTCCAGTTCGGCTCCTGTGAGCATATATTCTTTCATGGTATCGTATGCAGTATGGCTGATTCCCTGTGAGATCATCGTTACCCTCCTGTTATTTATTGACATGATACGTGCGGCACTTATTAGCACTTACATAATGCAGTTCCTATGGCATATAGTTTGTGCTAAAATTTCTTCAACTGTATTTCAATATTTCCATTGACTATAATTATTTTTGATATTATAGTTTTTAATATACGGTTTTTGTTTTGCTTGTCAATGTGTTCCCACACATCGGCAAGCTTTTTTATATTATCGTATACAAATTCTTTCTTCTGTGAGTTATCCGGGCTCTTCATCTCGTTCTGTATTTTTAGTTTTAATTCATCTATACCGGATTCCGTTTCTTTTATCATCTCCAAAACCGTATCATTTCCCTCAGCATAAAGAGTATATAGACGTTTTAGCTTCGTTTTTTCTTTTTGGAGTTGTTTACTCAAAATGTCCAGACAGCTTTCTCTTTCTTTTGGCTTATGCGATGATAAATTGAGGGAAATCTTTAAAATCTCATCTTCAACCTGCTTTTCAATATCTTCTGCCCACTCAAGCGAATTGTTGCAATTCGGATTATAATTTGGTAAGTACGACATGCCGTTATCCCTTGAATAGCAATAAATTTTATGCTTTCCATGAGTCCATTTCTGATATCTCATCTTGCACCCGCACACTCCGCAATAGCACAGCCCCGTCAAGAGCTGATTCTCGTGATTAACACAGAAGCTTTTACTTTGCTTACGAGTTTTTCTTAATTCCTGGGCTAATTCAAATACTTTAATATCGAAAATTGGTTCATGTCTTCCCTTATATAGTTTCCCTTTATACGGAATCATGCCAATATTTACAGGACTGGTAAGAACCTGTCGTGTAACAAACTCGCTTTTAAATCCTATCAATTTATGTATTCGAACATCAGAATAACCGGATATATACAAATTCATAGCTCGCAAAGCCATTTCTTTGCGTTCTGGTATGGGAACTAAGATTCCGTCTTCTTTGCTATATCTATAGCAATAAGGAGTGTTGCCACCTCCCATCCAATATCCCTGTTTCACTCGCTCCAGCATACCGCCACGCATTCTAAGCAACATAGTATTTTTGTCAAGTTGCGCAAACACTGCCATCATCTGAGTGTATGCTTGCTCCATTGGGCTGTCGTAGCTTACACTATCATGCACGCATCTAAAATCCACCCCATTAGGTATGAATACACGTTCAATTAAGTATATTCCATCGACCATGCTTCTTGATAATCGATCTAGTTTAAACGCTACAACACATTTTAATTTTTTCTTTGAGCAATCATTAATTAAGCGTTGCAATGCTGGACGATTCATATTCGAACCTGTGAAGCCGTCATCCTCGTACCAATCAGATATAATCAATTGATTTTTTCTACAATAATTTTCAATATCTCTTTTCTGACTGTCTAATCCATTTCCCTCTTCGGCCTGTTTTTCTGTTGATACACGCAAATACGCAACACATTCCATGACTATTCCTCCTTTGTGTAGAAATGTGCCGCACATATCATGTTACGACACATTTTACACTACAATATTTTTGCGGTCAACCTAAGCATTCAATTATGATTTTAATAATTTCTTCTGGCAGTTCAATTTGTTCGATGTCAATTTCTTTTCCATCAATCGTAACAATTGCCATATGCTCACCTCTCATTTCACAAAATCAAAAATATTCATCTGTCCTTGTATTTCTTCTATTTCATCTTTTGTAAAAAATTTGCAGGCTGTCCAATTCGGATTCCAGTCAGCATCCAGTTCGTAATTTAAGCATTTGCATCTTTTAACGTTTTTAAACATCCTACATTCAAAGCATTGATGTTCGTAGTTCGTACCGCCCGAACGCTTGTACATTTCGCTGATTCTTCTCATAGGCTGATGTCCTTCCATAATTCCGGGCATCTGACAAAGTCATGCTCGCATTCTGCATATATGACGCATTTATGGCAATCATGCCTACCAATTTGCTTTGCGTATTGTCGTATTACTTTCCTGCATATAAGCACCAGTTCTGGCGTGATATCTAACTTTTCGTCTTTGCCCTCCATGCTTTTCTCCTTTTCTTTGTTGCTGCATATTCAAATTTGCCTTCTTTTACGCAATCTCTTGGGTCACATCCTCGACTATGGCCGACCATAAAAATATAATCGCACGGTTGCATTTTCCCTGATGTGCCGTTTGATTTCGGATAGAACTTGCAGTCTGTGCATTGACGATTAGTCAAATTCTGAATTTCTTGTGGCGTCAATTTTCTCCACGGTTTACGCTTGTTTTCCATTTTCACCGCCTTGAATCTTTTTGATAAGTTCCTGTTTCATTGCATCCGCTATGTGTTCCCTGACTGATTCTTCCGGAAACGGGATTTCATAAGACCGCTCCAGAATCCTATTCGTGATTCGATCATCATACGGAAGTTGTGATATGCGATAATTACTTGTGAAGATAGTGATTTTTCTATCCACATACCGTCCGTTGATAATCCCATAGAATTTTTCGTTAATCCAATCTCTCCCGGAATCCGCTCCGAAATCATCAATAATCAAAATGTCTGCATATGTTAGATTACGAATCAATTTGCTTTCCGTCGCATTATCACGGGATGACCATGTGGACTTGATTTCTTCAAGAATTCTCAATGAAGTAGTAAACTTAACTGATTTTTGGTATTTCTGTATCAGTTCATTAGCCATGCTACACGCAAATCTTGTCTTTCCAGATCCCTTTACACCGGAACAGATATACAATCCCATTCCCTGTTCCTGCATCTCTCCGATATTTTCAATCCAGTACTTCACAGCTTTTGCTGCCTGAATAAATATTTCTTTGCTTTCCGGCAACCGATAAACATTGCTTCTCAGATTCGCAAATGTACATTCTTTATACATCTCGGGAATCTCTGCAAATTTTAACTGGTTCTGCAAAATAGTTTTCTTTCTAATTCCACATTGACACTCCACAGCATACTGAACGTCACCTTCAAATTCTATATAATATCCAGTCCCATGACATTTCGGGCATTCAGACGAATGGGGTGTCTGAAGCTTCTCCTCCGTCCCACTGGTCGAATGGGACAAGTGGTTTGACAGGTGTTGTAACTGTTCTACGAGTTCCATGCTGTCCCTCCTTGTTGTAGTTTCCTTCTAAAACTTTTGCAAAATTATTCGGCTTTACGAACCAGTCAAATGTTATCATCCATCCGCGGTTATTCTCTCCTCGCAGAAAATCACTGTTGCGAACGTTGTTGATTGCATTAAGGACTTCATCAATTCCGTATTCACGGATTCGCCCTTTGAGTAACTGACATCTTTTTGATGATGGTTTAATATCGCGTATTGGATTGATACCAACTTCCTGTAATTTGTTCCATTCTTCGATGACGCGTCGGACATCAGTCTGACAAATAGTATCTTTAGATACTATTAATTTATTATCTTTCTCTTTATCTATATCTTCTTTCTTATTCTTTATCTTATTCTGTTGCGTGACGTCACGTGACATGTCACGTGACATATCTTGTTCAATCATAATTTTTTGCCTTTCTCTCTGATTTTGCTTCCTGATTCGGTTCTGTTCTCTAATTTTGTCCATGCCTTCGATGTTCTGATATTTTTTCCAATTGGAAATCTGTAAAAAATCATCAATAATTGATATCATTTCGAATTCTTGGAACACCTTTAAAGCAAACTGTATAGTTGCCAGAGGTCGATTAAACAGTGTGGAGAGCATTTGTTCTGTATATGGTATTTCTTTTGTAAAATAAACCATTCCAGAATCATTAGTTGTCCCGGCAAGGCACAAAAGTTTTAACCATATAACAATGATCGTATCTCCATCTGGAAGGGATTCAATTTGAACAATTTTTCTATTATCCCAAATGTTTGTTGCCATTTTAATCCATTTTACTTCTGCCAATTATCTATCGCTCCTCTCAATCAAGCGGTAATCCAACAAACAGCGGAAGAACTAATGCCATTAAGCATAATGGTTCTTTTGTATAACTGAGTGCCGCTATTACGGCAAATGATGTACTGGCCCATGCTACTGATTTCGCCATTGCTGTATTAAAATCCATTTAATCACTCCTCTCCCCAGTCAATTTTCTGCCCGCATTCAGAACAGTACTTGCTTATTTTTTTACCAATAACAGGTGTTCCGCATTTCGTACATTTTTGAGTGGAAAATATATTGTACGGAAAATCTGGAACATATTCTTCAGGTTTGCATGGAATCTGCTTTTCCAATGCTTTTGCTCCGGAATCACACGCCCATGCTTCCTTGAGATATTTTTTCTGCCATTCATCTTTGTTTTCAGAATTTTCAAGGAAACATAAATGCTGGTCTCTCATATCTGATAAGATGTCTTTTGCTTCTTCTGGTTTCATATTAATCCTCCTAATGATTATTTTCCTTGGAGAAATCGTAGTCAATAAACAGTGTTTTCTTTTTGCCACATTTCTTACATACCAATTGGGTTTCCCCATCTCTACGCCAATGCCATTGAATTTCGTAAATGTGTGGTTTGCAGAGACACTTGATTTTACAGCCACTCTTGTGCCATCTGTTGAATTTTCTGATTATTGTATACAATAGTATGTAAACAGCAAGTCCAACTACGCACATTCCCAGTATCATAAAAATTTCTTTTATCGCTTCAATCATTCTTCTTCATCTCCTCCAACTTCTTCTCAGCTTCTTCACGAGTGAGGAATACTGTTTTGCCAAGTTTGCTTCTTGAAAATCCGTCCAAGTTGGGATAGATTCCACTGTTCAACATCCATCTGAAATAAGTACCGTGCATATCAACTGATATCATTATGATTCTCAACTCCGAAATAAAATTTCTTGTTGGAACATACACTGTATCTCCAACCTTACACGGCAATCTCACAAGCAAGCCCTGTTCTTCTAAGTCTTTATAAGACTTCAATTCTTTCTGCATTATCGCTAATTTAGCAAGCTCCAATCCAGTAAACGCACCGTTTTCTTTGAGTTCCTTTAATTCTTTTGGAGTGCCAATATCTTTATATGATTTTAGCTCTTCTAACCATTCCGCATACTGTTCTTCCTGATTCGCATATAGGATGCAAGTATTTTTATATACTTCATTAGCATTTTCATCTAACGTTTCAAGTTTTGCGTTTCTACTATTCCATCTATGACGTTCTGCTAATTTTCTTGAACGATTGATGGCATCTTCAATTGTTAATCTCTCCATCTACTTCACCTCTTTCATTTGACTTTTTACAGTATCTGCAAGTAACTTCAAGGACTCAATAAATGAGTCCGTCAATGCTGTTCTGTCTGGGTATTTAGCGAATGTTCTGACAAGGTTTATTGCATCCTTGATTCTTTCTTCATCTTCGATGATTTCGGATGCTTCAAGCACTTCTTTATCACTCCAATAAGCAACTGTTCCATTATCCTTAAAAATCAAAATATTTGGCAGTTTGATATTCCTAGACGACAAACTGACTTTATCAGACCATTTATCAAAACCGTGTAACCTTGCAATGTTAAGAATATTTTCATATTCTTCCTGCGTCTTTACGAACACGCTTTTTCCTGTTAAATTAATCATCAGAATCCACTCCTCCTGTAATCTCATCAATACAATCGTTCCAACCGTCACGGTAATAATCGTTTGCATATTTGTAACTATCTTCATAAGTGAGTTTTTCTGGTAGCAAAGTTAGATAGCACCATTCCGGTATATTTTTCATTCCAATATCGTTTAGTGTGTGGCTCAATTTGCAAAGAATAAATTCGCCTGCTGGAACTTTTTTCTTTTCTCCAAATCTACATGAATCACAATTTTCTGGCGTTTTCATCACTAATACTGATTTACTCATTCAACTCCACCACCTTCTAAGATTTTAATAGCATAATCTATAGCTCTATTCCATTCCAAGTCCTCATCCTTGGAAATAACACGAAACCTGTTCATAAGTGTTTCCACAACCTTATCCACATCAAAAACTGTCGGCTGCTCGTCAATAACTGCACCTATTGCAAAATCCATATCCGAATTTCCAAGAGAGTCAATTATTTTGTCTGCATCAATCAGTCTGCTCATATTCTATTCTCCTAACTGTTTTAAAATTTCTTTTGCGATTTTATTACTTTCCTGCATGGAAATTCCCCATCCATTATATTTTCTGTGGCATTCATCACAGTTCCATTCACCATTATCACTTTCTTTAATTTCGCTATTGAATCTGCAATTATCGCAATACATATGATCGAGAGTGCTATAAATGATGCTTGCAATATCGTCTTGTTTGCTATTAGCATCGTCTACGTGTTTCTGCTTTGGACATTTATATTCTTTCATTTATTTTTCCTCCCACACTCCCAACAACCGCATCCTCTCATACAGTACAGCGACGGTCTTGCGTCTGTATCCATAAAAGTCTTTCGGATTCATCGGGATATATCTTTCTTTGCTGATTTTCCTGTAACTTTTCCGGTGTAGGATATTCTCAATCACCATATCCGCTATCACCGTGTTCTTCGGGCAAGCTGACAAGGCAGCACCGGAAAGCAGGTATCCGTACTCTGCCGGGAAGTCTTTCAGCATCGTATTCAGTTTTTCTATGTCCTCTGCCGGAATACCGTAGTCTTTCAACTTTTTATTCCTTGTCAGCATACCGTTCTCCTTTCTAATCGTCTGGGTGGTGCTTATCGTACATGATCGCTATGCATGCAAGACCGACCACTCCGACTATGATTCCAAGTGTGAATCCTAATAAAAATGCAATCATGTTTCTTCCTCCTTAACATAATCTTCGCAATCTTCTGCATATTCGTAGCTATCCATCATATCACACCGGTTATCGCAACCGCCTTGTTTATCGCAACAAATGCAGCACTCTATTTCGCCGTCCGGGCATTCTAATTTACAATATCCCATTAATCCAGTCTCCCTCTTTCTCGAAGTAAATGTATCTGCTGTTTTTCTTGACCGGCTTTGATGTATCAATACAATACTTTATCTCGAGTAAAGCCTGCCAAGATTTAAACTCTTTTAGCGTGATCTTGAATCTGGTGTAGGTTTTGTCATCCTTTTTGAAAATTGACATTTCCATGTTTAATCCTCCTTGTATGGTTTCGGAAGAGGCATCCAGGCAATAACACAGTCTTCATCATCCCATTTTCCATTTTCGATACCGCACATTCCCGTGAATGGTTCTTCCTGTCCGACAAGCTCTCCGTCTAAAGTAGTGATATATGTTCCGTCTTCCGGTAATCTATCACTGACTGGAATCCAACCATTTTCTTTCTCGTCCTGTTCCAGATCATCTTGAAGCTGCTCTATCATTTCCAGAACATCACTTGCTAAAACCATCTGGTGGCCATCCGCAAGTTTCTTCATGAAATCATGATAATCCGATAATCTGTCTTTGATATGGCTCATACTTCCACCTCCACTTCTGTATCTATGTAAATCCTTTCAACTTTGCGTGTTTTGATATTTGTGCAAGAAACATATCCATCTGTATTTTCGATTACATGTCCAGCTCTATACATTTCGCATTTATATTGGAAAACATCTCCATGTTTCAAAGAGCCAATATTGGTCTTGTTCATACTTACACCTCACTATCTTCTGGCATCTGAAACAGGATTGATTTTCTTATCTCATTTCCATAGCCTTTTAATACAGCAATTCCATGCGCCACACTTTCTTTTGTATCATAGCTTCCTGTATATGCTGATCCCGCCAGCCCGTTGCCAACAATTTCGCCAGATTTGTACTCCATGTATGCATCCTGAATCATATCCAGTACCTTTAAAGCTTTTTCTGCGGTAGAATACTCGCCTGCCGGATACAAATTATTAACATAAATCACAGCACCTTTTCCGTGCTCTCCAATATTGATGCATTGCGTGAAATTAAACAGTGTTTTATTATCCTGACTTCTGATTAGCATTTTGCGTCCTCCTTGTCTTTCTCACAGAATCCTCTGTGCTCATGCACTGAATACTCGATTCCACAACTGTTTGTCATGTATGTGAGTTTTTCTCCTGTCAATTCGCATTTGTGTTTTCTTGTATTCAGATACTTACAGGTTCCGCCACAGTAGCTCATTTTTTTTACCCTCCTATTCCACTGTTCTCTTACAGCTGTCAAATTTCTTCCAGAAGGATAACCTTCCGCTGGTACAACGCAATCTGGATTACCGCACTTAACCATGTACATAATGCCTCCACTAGCCCAACATTCGGTTATTGCTTTTCCTCCACAAAACGGACAAGGTTTTAATTTCTCCATTTCTCATCCTCACTTTCCCCGTTTTCGTATTATAACCCGGCTTTTTCCAACAATTTACCTATATCGGAAATTTTCGTCTTCTGGTTGTACTCGAAAGAAATTTCGCCGTTTTTGTCGTTCTTGAACATTATCCTGCTTGTTACCGTGCAAGTATTACCAGAAAATTCTATACTTCGAAATCTGGTTGAATAGCTTGTGTATTTTGAAAATGCCTTCAAAACTTTCTGATACGTTTTATACTGCACACCTTCAAGAATTTCGTACCCCAGTTTTTCCTTGTTAATGACCGAAAAAGTTTCGTTATAATAATTGCACAACTTTTTAGAGCCTATTTCCCGGATAACGACGCAATCACTTTTTACCTCATGCACGAAACCGACCATAAATTCATTCGGGAAAATAGTAGTATTCGCCATAACTAGATCACCGGCTTTTAATTCATGCGTGTTAAATATAAACGGTCGAATATAATGTTCTTTCTTTGCCGTACAAGAAGTCAGTCCCGGTATGATCCTTGAAATAATAATCATCAAAATGCGTTCTTTATCTCTCATTTTTCTTATTCCCTTTCCCTATGTAAACAACTGACACGCTATTGTGCAGTCCTCCATAATTTTATACTCCCATCTTCTTAACCAGATTCTTATTCAATCCCTCTTAACATCAAACTTAATTTGCTATAACAAGGGCAAATTCTTGTGTGATCGAAAATATCTTCCAGTAAAACGCAAAATGAAAACATCTGTTTTACTTCGTATATATGTTCTATTCCGTCCTCACCACTTTCTGAGTATTTAATTCTTTTTCCAACATGCAAATCAAATGCATTGGATACGTAGGCTTTTAAACCATAAGATTTTACTTTGCTCATTTTTATCTAAAACCGCCTTTCATTAAAACGTGAACATTTCCTCGTTATCATCATCAGAATCGAAATCTGACGTTTCTTCGTAATCAATTGATTTATTTCTGGACATATTCTTTCCACGTTCGATCAGTTCTGTTCTCTTGCCCTTCGAGATACTTTCTTTCGGCGTTATATTTACTTACCATAGTTACCTCATTTCTTTTAACCTCTGGGTTCAGATCGCGCTCATATGCCAAGGAAGTTGCATGAATCAGTCCAAACCCAGAGGGCGTGCGCATATTTAGTTGTAATTATTTGGGATTTTGTCTGCCAGAACTGGCAGCTTTATCATTTGTAAGATTCTTCATCAAGAAGATTATTGAATTTCTCAAGTGCCTTTATAGACACCTTGTTGTTTGATTTCTCTGGTTTGATTGATACATCTAAGTGAGTATCAATGATATGTTTTAATTCTCTTGCAAGGGTAATTTTGCCTTGCTGTATACCCTGTCTGTATGTCTTAGGCGGTTTGTACTGCCCTGTTACTTGCTTACCGGTTGATTGTCCGCCAGCTGTAATGTTGTACATCTGGAAGCCTTTATCTGCAAAAGTCTTGATCGTTTCAATTTCTTTTTGGTCAAGCTCACTTTTAGGGCAAGTTCTGTATGCAAGTTTCCAACCAGTAGGATTGCTTTTACTGTAAAACTTATGCTTTTTAAGGCTTAATGCTATGTGGTCATATTCGCCTAAATGGCCCGCACATCTCTCGCGAAGCCTGAGTGCTTGTCCCACGTAACTGCGCCTAATCCCAGCTTCATCCACCCTGTAAAAAGCATATATGCCACTAGAATTCGGAATGTTTGGACATATCTTTTGTATTCTGTTTTCTCGCTCTTGATTTATGGCGAAAACCTTTCTGTAGTCCACCCAGTATCACTCCCATTCATCTTCATCATCATCTTCTTCACCATCATCATAGTAACCATTTTCCATGATTTCTTTAAATGTAGATATTGCCTTTCTGAACCTGCCACGCAAGACCTGTTCTTTCTGTTCGAGATCATCAATAACCTTTTTGCGTTCTTCAATTTCTTTAAGCAGTGCTGCGTTCTCTTTTTCCAGATTATATCTGGCGATGCGTTTCATGGTTGTTGGGTCAAGTTTTACAAGTTCCTTTCCAGTTACAACAAGAGTTGTTGGATTCATCATTGCCGGCACATATGTTCTTGTTTCGCCATAAACCGATGTAGTTTCTATTTGTTCTGGTGGTTCAGTAATATCCTCAATGGATTCAACATCAAAGCACATCATTTTCTGATTGCTAAAATAAATAATCTGTCCTGTTTGTACCATTTCATCACTCCTTAATTAAACGGAAGTTCATCGTCCATAATTGACGGCATATCCATGAATCCACTTGTGTCCTGTTCTGGACTTGGAACTGGTGGTTGCGACTGTTCTTCTGGCTGGCTCTTCTTGCTTTCCGCAAATTCTTGAGATGCAACAAGGCAATCATTTGTGTAAACTTTCTTACCGTCCTTGTCAGTATAATTTCCAGTCTGCCATGAGCCGACAATCGCAATTTTCATGCCTTTATGCAAGTACTTTTCGGCAAACTCACCATTTTTTTCCAAGCGCAACACAATTTATGAAGTCTGATGTGCGTTCATTATTTTTGCGATACTGTCTTTCGACTGCAAGCGTGTATCTGGCAATCTTGGTATCATTTGTTCCCATTCGGATGTCTGGATCTTTAATCAAACGTCCGATCAAAATTACTTTATTCATGTTTGTTCTCCTTGTACGGTTCTGGCATAGCTGGCAAAGGCATCCATGCAATTACTTTCAATTTTTCGAAACCGTCTGTAAAATATTCTCCATTCCACATTGCTCTGAATGGAATTGTTCCTTTTTCGGTAGCAATCAAATATATGTCTCCTTTGAAAATATGATTAGGTTTTGGTTCCGGAGGCAGTTTCACGTCTACTGGAATCCACATATCCGATAAGCTATAGGAATTAATCAGTTTCTCAACCTTTTCGATTGCATCATTCCAGCCCTTATCGTATTGACATCCGAGATATGCGTCTGTAATTTTGCTTGAAGACTGTTTTTTCTTTAACTTTTCCAGCACTTTTAAGAAAATTTTCATGTATCTTCCTCCTCATAATCGTTACAGTAAAGCGAGCCGTAATCCCATGCTAACGTACAGCAATTACGGAATCTACATTTGCTACAATCAGTTAATTCGTTCATGGCTTATCTCCTCTAAGATTCGACATTATTTTCAATATTATCTTCTTCTGCTTTGGCTAAGCAAGCCATGACAGGCGCAGATTCAAGTAAGCGCTCTCTTTCTCTTGTGTTTTTCCATCTCTCGAACGCCAATCACCAACAATGTACAGACTTGCATTCGCACTTAAAATGTCTGTGTCCATGTCCCAATATTTGACGTGAATTTCGTATGCAACATTTGATGAAACAACATATCTGTAAAGCCCTTTCGTAACCTCTTTCCAATTTTTTAAATTTATCATCCTATCTCCTTTCAGAACGGGCATAAATTCAAGTCAACTTCCAGTCCAGCCCGTCCAATCTGAACCAGAACATTGTTTCCTGTAACTTCTTGTATTTCTCGCTGTATTTTACGGGCATCAGATGAATCCCCACTTAAATGTACAAGTGTTACTGTCCGAAGCGATTCTGTGCGATTCTGCTTAACGAATTGCTTGCAAGTTGATAAAGAGCAATGCCCAGTGATCTGGTGCTCCCACTTCGAGTTGTTTCTGTCTATCAGCTCCTCGCAGTAATTACAACCAATAACCAAATGATTAAGTTCCATTGATTTGAATTTGTACCGGCAATGCTCAAAGTCTGTCAGGTAAAGAAGCTTTCCCATTTCCTCATGTTCCACTAGATACCCGAAGTTCGGGCACGGCTCTTTATTTGCAGATGTATGTGGCAGGCTGAACGGAACTGCGCTGAACGAGTCGATTTTGAAGTATTTCTTTTTAGCAACAGCTTTTATAGTTCCGTCCGTTATGCCTAAATTTTTGATTGTTTCTGCTCCGGTATAGACCGTGATTCCAGCGTTCATGATTTCACGAACAGTTTTGTTGTGATTGCCAGTGTGATCTCCGTGTTCATGGGAGAGAAGTACGCCAGAAACATTGCTTATCTGGTAGTCAATCCCTCTGAGGATTTTCTTGTAGTTGCATCCGCAGTCAAGAAGAACAATCTCGTCTGCACTTGACTGCAAAGCGTAACAATTTCCTTTGGTACTACCTGTTGAAATTACTCGCATGAACAAATGACATCACCTCGCTTTCTGTACATTGCATTTATGCTTCTAAGATATTTTCAACTTCATCTATGGCTTTTTCTAAATCGGAATAGGCATATGGAATGTCTTTTCCTTTATTTAGGCTCTCTAACTCCGCATAGCTTACTTTGCACATGCTATCTCGCATTAATTTGAGTTGCTTCAACGGAAGTTCAATGGTTATTACCTGTTCCCAGTCTTTCTTACTGTCTACTCTTTTCATACTTCATCATCCTCTGGAAATCTAAACACAATGTTTGCCGGTTCGAATTTTATATCAGAACTATCAATAGCAGTTTTAATAATTCCAAAACCTTTTGTTGCTGCCATATTCATAAATTCCTTTTCGATATCTTCTGGAACTTCTATATTCTGTGCGAAGAATGCTCCTGTATATGTGTTGTGCAACATTTCCATAACTTTCTTAGCCTTTTCTTCTGTTGAGTATGTCGCCATAATTGTTCCTTTTTCACCAACTATCGGCACATATACTCTTATGATATTTCCTGTTCTACTTAATACTGCAATTTCATAAGGAACATCAAATTCCCCATTCTGACTAATTAATTTCACTTCATTCTCCTTTCAATATCCAAATCCATACTATGGCATAGTTTGGTGCAATTTCCATGAAGCATATGATTCTTGCATGCTCCGTATTTTTCATGAAATTTTTCTATCAACATCTTCCTGTCATTTACTGCCCGTACCCATCTTCGGATTTTTCTCTGTGTTTTTCGTTTCTTATCACCACGCAATTTTCTGATATATTTTCCTTCATCAGTCACGTAATGATGAAAGCCCAGATAACACAAGCCCATGCGAAATGGTACAATTTGTGATTTAGGGTTTAGTTCCAGTCCAAGGCTTTCAACCATCTTTCGGATTGCCTCAAGAATTTCTCTGGCATCTTCTTTCGTTTTACAAATCACATAAAAATCATCGTTGTATCGTCCGTAATATGGATTTCCAAATTCAATCGTTATCATCTGATCCAGTGAATGTAAAAGCAACAATGCGTACTTCTGATTTACCTGATTTCCTAATGGAAGCCCGGGATTACCTGTACTGTCAATAAACAAATGGTTTAACCAGACTGTAAAATCATCATCAAAGTAATAATCCAAAACATCTTTCATGATTTCATGGTCTATGCAATAAAAGTATTTGTGAATATCACATTTTACAATCCAACTATTCATTCCATTTCTTTTATAGAAATCCAACATTTGATTTTTTAACCCGTCCATTGCCATGTGTTGCCCTTTTCCTTGCTGCCCGGCAGTGTTCCATTTAATCAGGATATTTTCAAGTTTTGGTGTCAAAATGTAATCAGAAAAGCATCTCTGCACTACTTTGTCCTTAAATGCACATGATTCTATCGTTCGCTCTTTTGGCTCATGAATTTGAAATTTATTATACGGATTTATGGTATACGTTTGACTTTCTAATTGTTCCTTCAAGAGATGAATGCCTTCAAGAGACAAATTAGAAAATCTTGCAGTACCTGAATTAAATTTTTTACCGCTCTTAACCTTTTTGTAAGAACGATATAAATTCTCAAAATTTGCAACAATTTCTTTATCCATTTATTTTGTTCCTTTATGTTTGTCCATTGCGGAAAGGTTATGCATTTGCTTGTATCTTTTCTGATTTCAGCTTTACGCTTACTCTGTCTGCATGTGATCCATGTTGGGCGAACACCATTTTCGTTGTTGCAATGGTTGTTGTTGATATAGCCCGAAGGGGAAACAACGGTATTCGCAGTGCATAACCTGTGAAAATTATCTTTTTCTGTCTTTTGTTCTCCATGAAATAGTCATGTACTTTATATCTTTTACCATTTGCGACCATGCTTCCATTCCACCGGAATTGATAATTCCTAATTCATATGAAAGTTCTATAAAGTACATCAACTCATCACAATAAGTAATGGCTTTTGTTTGAAGTTCTAATCGTTCTCTTTTATAATCTTTCAGATCAGTTCGGTTGGCTTCAAATAGTAACTCATAAATTTCCAATGCTTTATTTTGCATTTTATCTACAAGTGAAAACCTGTATTTTTTCGGGTATCGTCTGGCATTACTCGTAACTATTAATGTATGCTTTGCAAGTTGCTTGGCCTTTGTTATTACCTTTAAATCTTCATTCGCCATCAATCATCATTTCCTGTTTCAAAGATTGAAGAAGAAAAGATACAAACCGGGCGAACACCAAGAACGTTGTAGCAATGGATGAAGAAGATATAGCCCGAAGGGGAAACAACGGTAATTGTTGTACTGTAATCATTTACTGGTGTACTCCATGGCGTAATCAACCACCACCATTTCGACATGTTCGGCAGCAATTTACGATATTTCCGGTACTCATCCACAGTCAAAAGTGAAATCCTATCTTTACAATGTCCGTATTCTGTCTGACCGTCCAGAGAAAGCAAATCTCGATCAAGCTCAATAACTGCATCTTCTCCAAGCTCGTCCGTAATTTTTTTAAGAAAACGAGTGTTTAACTCATTTCTCAGTTTACTTGAAATCCAGTTATTTGAATCTGAATCAAATGTTCTTTCTTTTCCATCAAATCCATTCAAAATGGCAAAATATCCTTTTTCTGTATTATCCAGAATCAGCCATTCCATGCCAGCAAGCTTAATAGCTTTTCCGATTTCCGGCTTTCCGATGTGCTTTTTCTTGAATTCTGTGAACTCTTTACTTAATCTGGATAATTCATCCTCAAAATATTTCAGATTTTTCTTCACAATCATTCCTCCACCTTAGATACAAAGATATTAGATTTTAAGATACAAACTGGGCGAACACCACCCCCGACGCAACGGCGGCCGCCGATACAGCCCGAAGGGGAAACAACGGCTAAGTTTCTACTCCAACCGCGCTCTTCTGTCGACCATGGCGACAACGTCCAATACCAGTCGTTCAGATCATTGTTCGGTGTAATATCTGTGTATTCTCGTGCTTCATCAAACGTAATCGGTCGAATTTTACAATCAACAGTCCACAATTTCTGTCCATCCGCAGTGATAATATCTGCTGTGTGTGTCTCGATATTTCCTGCCCCGAATTCTTCTTCGAAGTCTTTCAGGATTTCAGTGTCACACAGTTTCTTTACCTTTGATGTTTTGTAATCTAAGGTATCACCAAACTCTACCTTTTCTTTCACCAGATCAAGCGAAATAATTTTCGTTGTATCTCCATACTGTTCCAGAACCTTGTATTTACGCTTTCCAGTGGTCTGAAACACATCTCCTCGTTTCAGTGTTGACAGCACAACTTTGTCAGCTTCTTCCTGTTTTTCCAGAAGTTCAACCAGTTCCTTTGCTTTCTGTAAAATTTCTTTATTGTTCATTCCCGTTGCCTCCAAAAAATATTTCTCGCATATCTACTGCTGCGTACTTCTTATGCATAAGTTTCTTGTTTTTGATTGCCCCGTTCGGATTGTTGCAGACAAAATCTCTGCATATCTCAGGTCTCACTTGATATATAAGACATTTTTCTTTTGACTTGGAATCATCCAGGAACGGGCAAGTAAGGTCAAATGCCACAACTGAAGGATAATTATGCTTCTGTTCAGTGATATGATGCTTCTTTACGTAACGTTTAATTTCTTTAATTTCTTTACTGGATATTGGCAAGTAGTTGCTACAACATTGTCCACAACCACTGCATTTACCGTCCTTTGTGAAATCAAGTACGCCATATTTCATATCCTTCATGACTTCTTCTAACGTCCCGATCATGCTATCACCTCGTTATTCCTCCTGCTTCATAAAATCTGGAATCTCTGGCTCAACAACTGCTGCCGGAACTGGTTCTTTCTCGGCAGTCTTTACGACTTCTGCGACTGTTGGCTGTTTAGGCTGTTCTTCGATTGCCATTGGCTCTGGAATGAATTCCTCTTTGTTAGCGTTCTGTTCGATTTCTTCCTGCACTTCTCTGTATGTGGCATCCATCGTGTTATATTCATAAGCCTGCACCGGATTATCCCATTTCTTAGGAATAGACTTCATGATGTTGTTACGCATTTTACGAATAATCATGGATTCTCTGGACTGTGTTTCGTAGTACGACGGAGAAATGTACGGTCTTAATTCCTCACAATCAATAACCGCTTCCAGTTCTCCGATCTCAGAAACTTTCTTCATGATTTCTTTTTTCTTTGCTTCAATCTGAGCTTTCTGTGCATCTGTAGCTTTGTATCTGTCCGCACAAATACCAAATGTTTCATTCTGAAGATTGTTCTTGATATGTGCTGCAAGATTTTTCAGTACGTCTGCTCTTTCACATGAAAGGTATTCAACGTGACCATCTTTGTACTGAATTGGATATACCACGCGAATAACTTTTCCAATTCCAGATTCTTCCCATTCCGGCGGTGTGATCTCCACGCCTCTGTGTCTTGGTGGGATATACTTATCTCCCTCTCTGACTTTCCAATACGGGAACACTTTAGATACATTGACACCATATCTACTTACAAGAGCGTCATTTCCATCGCCCTCAATCGCAAATTCAACCTTCTTTTCCCACTGAGGTTTCTGCCCTTTCGCTGCTACATTTACATTTCTGATCTGGAAATAGCATTCTCTCGGCTGTGCATTTGCGTTCAACTTTAATGCTGCTACCTTGCTCAGGATAAATTTAAGATTAGAACCATTGATTGCTTCAAAACTTACACCGCTCTCATGCACCATCTGGAAAATAGATCCCATTGCCGCTACTACACAATCTTTTGAATAGGAATCAAATTCCATTCCTCTTGAAGTCAAATCTCTTTCCATTAAATCGACATACCGATTTGTGTAATAGGAAAGCTGCGTATTAAAATTTGCTACCTGTGTGTTTTCTGCCATTTTAATTCTCCTTTTCTTTTATTAATTAACTCATTTTTTGTTTGCATTTCTGTTCAGTTCTGCACTTCGCCAAAGCAAATCATAACCGAGCTACGCTCTGCCTATCCTTTGCTCATCTTCTCTACTCAGCACCATTGCTATACTTTACTTTTCTATTCCGTGCTTCGCCTATACGTATCTTTGCCCTGCCCTACTTCGCCAATGCGTTACATTTCTTTACAACACATTGCTCTGCTGCGCTTTTCCGCTACCTCACTATGCGAAACCTCTCTTTACTTTGCCAAAACGTATCAACTCTTTTCAATTCCATAACTTTGCCCTTCTGCACCTCTCAGTACCACTCCGATACATTACTTTGCTACGCTTCGCCGAAGCAAATCATTACCCAGCAATTCTGCGCCTTTGCTTTGCCTATCATAACTACAATCAGCCATGCCGTAGCTTATTCTGTGATTTCTGTCCATTTGAAACGGCCTTTGCCTGAGTTTCGCCACTGACCAATGCCGTTGAACGCTCCATAATCAAGCCAGTCAATTACATATTTCATGAGTGAATCATCAAGTACTTTGATTGTGAATTCTACTGTTGACCCTGCTGGTACTGTTTCACTGTCTGCCAAAGAGATTCTTTCGCCCTGTGCTGTCTGCGCTCTTAGTGGTCTCTGACAGTCAGAAAGTGATGTACCTTCCGGAAGAATAAATGGAATTTTCCGCTCATTAACAAATACCAGCAAGTCAATTTTCTTCTTGTAAGCTGCAAGTTTCTTTGTTCCACCCATATAAGAACCGGCCTGTGCAGCTGACTTAAAGAATCCTCTGATCTGGTAGTCCCAAAGGAACGGATTGCCGTTATCATCTTTCGGAAATACTGTTCGACCTTTTTCGACAACTTCTTCAATTCCTAAAGCTTCAACTTCCTGTTCTCTGGAAGGTGCATCTGGTGCTTTTGATGCAATGAATTTCTCGTGAATATCTTTTTCTGCATTTGCGGTTCCCAGAACTTCCTCTAAAAATGTTAATCTGACTTTTAATTCTTTCATCTCGTATTCCTCCGATTTTTATATTTTGCTTAATGCTTTGCTTGTCACAGCCGTGCGTTTCCGTTGCTGTTCTTTGCCTCTCAGAGCCGTGCCGTTGCATCTCAAATCAGTGCTTAGCTATGCCTTTGCTTTACTCGGCTATTCTATTCTCAACGTTTCCATTGCATTTCATTTCTTCACGCTGCAGTTCAGTGCCTGTCTATTCCGTGGCATTTCATATCTGTTCTATGCATATCCCTTGCTTCGCTTCTCATTGCTTCGCTTTGCCGTTGCAAAGCTAACTATGCTAATCCTATTGCGTTTTAATCGCAATAACTTCTATTACAGAACGGGCAACTCGTAATCAACTGCCCTGCTGCACTTTCTACTGAGATGCCCTGTGTGTCATATCCGGTACGTGTCCGTCCTTTCTCGGAATAGATATTCTGGTGGCAAGACCAACAGATACCATTGCCCGGTGCAAAACGTGGCAATATCTTTGTTTTACAATACCAATCCTGTGCTTTTATTGCTTCTGGGATGTTGTATGTAGTTGTTGCCATATCAAATCCCCTCCACTTTTAATTCATTGTCAGAAACTTTAAGGAGAATCATCTGCCTGCCTGTATCTGGTATTCTGTCAGCATTCACACTTTCAACATCATCAACCCAAATTGGCAAGTTTAAGCCGTTTAATTCCTGCAATCCAGTCACGAGGTCGATGTTGCATAGAATCTGATCAGAGTGATTCAATCCATCAAAATATCCGATTCCGTCACAAATCATCTTACAAACTTCCACCGGCTCACCGTCCTGCGTATAGTCCAAAAACTGAAACTGAAAGTGCTTGAAATGTGGATTGATAGCTTCTGCCAGTGCCTGATTTTTTTTGATGGAAAATTCTTTCAACATGTCAAGTTTCTGCTGAATATTGGAATCTTCCTGACTTAATTTCTTTCTGTCCGCATTTAGTTGTTCGAGCGTTTCTGTCTGTTTCTGAACTGCCTGTTTTGCCATCTCAATTTTTGTTTC